TGTGCCAGTTGCGGTAAAAAGCGTAAGCAGTATAAAAGGTTATGCGACTATTGCCAGGGCAAAGCCACCATCTACATGAAGCGCTACCGGGTAGCAGAACGCAAGGCCAAGGAAGCCAAACTGAAAGCGCTGGGCAAGCTATGAAGCTAGTTTTCACGGTACCGGGCCCAGTGCAAGCTAAGGAAAGACACAGAACGTCTGCCTTGAAACGCTGCATGGCCTGTCAACGCACCGTGATTGGCTGGCCCTGTCGATATTGCGGGGGGACCAAGTTGGAGTTTGTGGCCAATGTGTCTACCCCGGGAAAGAAGAGTGAAACCTATGAGTCGTTCGTCGCGTTATGTGCAAGAGAAGCAGGAGCAGTTGCAGGCGGAACTGAAGCGGTGCGCCTTAGAGCTAGATTCTATTTTTCAGTCCCTAAGAGTCGCGCAAGAAAGCTTGCTGAAGGCGACCCTCATACACAACGACCTGATCTCGACAACTGCCTCAAGTCGATCAAAGACGGGCTCAACCAAGTCGCGTGGCATGACGACTGTTGCGTAGTAGAAATACATGCCCAGAAGTTGTGGACTCATGGGGAGCCCCGAGCAGAGATTGAAGTGGAGAGCTTGCATGATCAAACTGAAATCCAAAGCAAACTGGAAGGAGTTTCGGCGTGACAGTGTGGGACGCTGGTATCAGTGGCGTGATCTGCGGGTGTGTGTGGGAGACGTGGAGCAAGAAGGTCACTGGCATATCTCCATCTCTCATCCCTATCGCTATCCCACATGGGACGAGATCTACACCGCTCGATATGATTTCTGTCTCCATGATATAGACATGGCGATCATATTGCCTAAGACCAGCGAGTATGTGAATATTCATCCTAACTGTTTCCATGTGCATCAGTTGCAATCACAAGAGCTACCTACAGGATTGATCACACTCTAGGTTCTATGGAACTAGAAGATATCATCACTATCGTGGCCGCTATCATTCTGGTATCACAAAATAATCCAGAAGGCGCAGTAGAGTCGGTTAAAGAAAGTCGACGCGAGAGTGCGGTTCGGGAAGCTAAGAAGTTGTGGGATACGGTGCTGCGTTTAAGGCAAGAAGACTAGCAATGCCACTCATGCTGGATGCCAGCGCGATCAAATGCTTTCTGGACTGCCGGGAGCAATATCGCTTGCGCTATGTGGAGAATCGGGTATCAGCTGAACCCTCATTTCATCAAGCTTGGGGGCATGCTGTTCATCTGGCAGCCGAGACTCATAACCGGGGTGGCTCGTTTGAACAAGGCCTGCTACTCGCTGCTGAGGATCTGGCCAAGTTTCCCGAGCATCTGCTCAATCCCTACAAGCAGCAACGCTTTCGGGAGCTGGCCCAAGAGTTGCCCAGTGTGGTGGCCGCGTATTTTGACGGGGTGGAGGTGGGCACCACGGTGGCAGCAGAAGAGGAATGGTCGTACCTATACCTACCGGGAGTGGTGCTGTGCGGTCGCAAGGATAAAGTGGAGCGTGATCCGGCCATCATCTACGATCTCAAGACTGCTTCAGAGATTGGCAAGACTTGGCATGCTGACTTCAAGAATCAGATGCTGAGAGACTTCGGGCTGGCTCTCTACGATTGGCATGAATGCCAAATTGGCAGGCAGCCTGAGACTATCAAGGTAGAGTGTCTAGTGAAGCCCTACCGTGGCAAGGAATGCCGCTTGGAGATCTTCAATCTGCCAGAAATAACCCAATACCGCAAACGCTTTGAGCAGCAACTCAGCTGGGTAGTGCGAGAGATATGGCATTACCACAAGAACTATACCAACCAGCATCCCTGGCCCATGGCCCAGGGGCAGTGCCAGACCAAGTATGGTCCCTGTGAGTATCTGGATGGCTGCAATCAGGGCTGGGTACCCAAGATATTATCAGCTTATACCGAACGAGTTGAGCACTTGGAGGTAAGAAAGTGAAATCTATTGAAGAAGTTCTCAAAAGTAAGCGCAGTAAGATGGAACAATTAGCCCATGACGTTAACACTCTGCAAAGTGCCATGGAGATTCTGGAAGAAGAAGATTCTTCTAATGGTATACCAGCCGGGATCTCTGCTTCCAGCGAGCCCCGTGATATTCCTCCGGTGGCCCAGCCTGTAGCTAAACGGTGGCCCTGATGAACACCTGCACATTCCAAGTGAACTCCAAGTATGACTCTAACGGCCAAGAACTATCGCAACCCAAAATGCGGGATTGTGGCCAGCCGGGTGGCACTTATAGAATCTTTGGTCAACTCTCCACCATTCGCATGACCTTGTGTGACTTTCATCGGAATTATGTTACCAATACCTATAAATGGAAATGTGAACACGTGGAGGATGAAAATGGTAAGCCCATTCCAGAAGAAAGAGGTCCCCAAGAAAGACTTCGTTGAAGATACCAAGAATGCTTTTGATGAAGGTAGCGCCTATCAGAAGGCACTGGTCATCAAGGCTGACTCGCAAGCTAAACTGCAGGAAAAACAGATTGAGCAATTAAACCAGATCTCCAGCTTTGACTGGAAAGCAGTACCACCTCCCATGCTGGCCCAGATGCTGGTGCAAATGCCCTTCAAGGGAGGCACAGGGGAGCCCGATTACTTTCTGGCACCTTGGCAAGCCATGGTATTTGCCATGCGTTGCTTTGAGCTGGGATTGTCGCCCTTCTCTAATGAGGTGTGGTTTAATCCCAAGAACAACAAGGTCAATGTCACGTTCGAGGGCAAGCTTAAACTGGCACGCAAGATGGGCTTGAATCTGAGCCCGCCGGTGCTTACCAGAAATCCGGTTGACAAATCTAAGCCACTGGTTTCTTATACCTGCGTCATTAACTCCCCCACCGGTCCGTGCGAGTATACGGCCACGCTGAAAGACTGGTTCCAGGCCAAATCCCCGGTATGGAAAGAGAAGCCCGAGCATATGCTACAGTTGCGGGCGGCTGAAAAATGCTTGTCGTTTGCTTCCGGGATTGGCAGCAGTGAGTTAATGGGAGAGCAGGACTTGATAGCAGGGGAAGAGGCTGCCAAGGTACTACCCAGTGTGGAATCAACTACTTTTACCTATAAAGAAATGGAGAAGTAGAAAAATACTCCTTGACTTGTGTGTTCACTTCAACTAATGTGCTCTGCATGATTCTAGTGTTCATCAGAGAACATTTCCTGGATGAGATGCTTGCCAAGACTCGCCGTGAAGGTGAGTGTATGATCTGGACTGGCACGAAGAACCGTGACGGCTATGGAATTCATCAGATCATTCGCCATGGTGAGCGAAGGTCTATAGTCCTCAGCCGAATTATTGCAGCCATTAGATATCGTCTTGACCTGAATGACAATAGCTGGGATGCCTGTCATAAGTGTGATCGGGAATCATGCATTAACCCCGATCATATCTATCCTGGAAATGAGTCCACTAATCGCAAAGATGGTTGGAATAGAAATCCAAAGCGAGTTGCTAAAAAGTTTCCCAAAGAGAAATGTTTTCGCGGCCATATCCTTGCCGATGTCGGTCTCTCCAAGAGATGGATAAGAGAAAAAGGCAGGTACGAATGGCAATGCAAAGCTTGTAAACGTGAATATATAAGAAAATCTACAAGAAGGAAGGTTAAAAACAATGAGTCCATTTTTTCAGTCGATTGAGTTAAACCAAAGAGAAAGGTTGTCTCTGGCCCCAGGTAGTTATGGATCGTCCTCACAGCCCGGCCTCAAGATTCTTACCTACATTGATAAGGCTTCTAAGCCTGACAAGAGTGGGGCCATGCGGCACAGCTTTTTGGTGTCAGCTACGCGGCCATCTCGGGAGCAACTGCAGGCCTTCACTGCCGGTAACGGCAAGGGTCAGTCATCTACTCCCTTGGATGAGCCCGAGTATGATGGCACCGCGTTTCTTAGTGTCACTATCCATGAAGACTGGAAGCATCCCGCTGCGCTGGCGCTAGCCTTCACTGAGGCCACCCGTAATAAAGATGGCAAGCTGGGGAAAGATTACGTGGCTGAAGGGATCGCTGCCGGAGACTTCACGCAGCAGTTGGCTGATCAGGGCCGGGACTATTTCCGGGCTATCGCCTTGGATAAGGTCACCAAGTCCAACACGCCTGTGGCGCAATTAGAGGAAGCCACTGAAACACAATACCGCAAGGAGTTGATGCAGATTTCCATCAAGGTAGGGGAGTATTTTACCCTGCAAGACTGGGCTGGCATACCGCGTGATCCCGCCCACGATCCCATCACACTGGTGGGAGCCGAGTTCGCTGGCAAGGTAGAGATGTCGAGCTTGGCAGGTAGCACCCAGACTGAGGTAACCCGGGTGTACTCTAAGTCAGTGAAGAAAGAGAAGGCTGCTTAACGGTATTGCACAAGTGGCGAAATGGCAGACGCACGGGCCTTAAAAGCCTTAGGCCGCAACTGGCCGTGTAGGTTCGACTCCTACCTCGGGTACCAATTATAGAACTCCATCGGGTTGGGTGCCGCTCTGGGTTTCGGCATCCCATCTTGGAGAAGGGGGAGAGCACCAGTCTCCCCTTTTATTGTGGCAGGCGTGGTGCGGTATCTGAATCCGGGCTACCGGCTGACAGACTGGACCCGGGCCTCATCATACCAGAAACCCGTAATCTCCAGCCGAAAACTGGGAGCCTGCCTTTCCGCCAAGGATATAACCTATGAAACGCAACTGGATTCGTGAGCAGTGGTATACCTATCGCATGATCTTGCCCAAAAATGCCAGTCAAGTTCAACTAGACGAGACCCGCAAGGCCTTCTATGCCGGAGCCGGGGCGCTGTTCAATATCGTTACCAACCTGAGTGCTGGGCCCGAACCACAAGAAGTAGATCTAGAAAAGATGTCAGATATCCACCGCGAGCTGAATCCTTACAAGATTGAACGGGAATGGAAATACAAGGGATTAAGCTGTGCAGTGGTACAGAATAGAGAGGCCCAGTCGAGATGTGGCTATGTACGAGTACCGCCTGGGCATCCCGCCTATGGCAAGGACTACAACGATGTAGATGTAAACGTTCATGGGGGCTTGACCTTCGCAGCCTTGGAGCCCTGCACTGAGCATGCAGACGGCCAAGGCTGGTGGCTGGGATTCGATTGTGCTCACTCAGGTGATGATATGTGTGATCCTGATGCTGACATGGAATCTCTTTCTGCCGATGCCAAACGGCTGATTGAGATCCATAGAAGCTTTGGTCCCAGAGGAGGAGAACACTTTTGGACTGAGCCAGAAGTGGCTGCTGAATGTGAACGCTTGGCTGAGCAGTTAGCAGAGATGACTAGAAGCAGGGAAACACAATCTTGGGAGCAAGCTTGATCAGATAGCGATTGAGTGTTGACTTCACAATCTTGTAAAGTCCGTTGCTACCCAGCGTCTGCAGTTTCCACGCTGTCCAACCATAGTTCAACGAATAGAAGTTTTCCTCACGGGTGGGGACACCGTTGTTCGACCACTCATACTGGTGAATAAGAGTTGGCTGGGAGCCAACATCCCCACCCGCATCAATCAGAAATGGTCCGCGTAGGCGTTGCACTACCGGTCCTAACGAGACCGCTTCTCCCACTTGGGCACAGTTCTCAAAGGTGGCATAGAGAGTGGATGAATCGGCAATTGAAATAGCATAATCATTGGTCTGGCTATCAATATAGCGGGGACAGAGAATCAGGCCATCCGCCAGACTGCCATCTGCCTTCAGATGGTTGCGCACAAACTTCTTAAAGGATTTAGGGCCAATATTAGGGTCTGGTGACCAGCCATTGGGCCCCTCGGTCACCCAGTCATAGATGAATTCATCATCGTAAAGCTTCAGATCCCAGGGCCAGCCCTCGACATTCTTGACGTGCTTCCATTGGCCATAGCCCGAGGCGGGATCAATGGGTGTGACGAAATCAAAGGTGTTTGACAGGGAATTAGTCTGGCGGGAAAATGGCAGTCCTGCGCTCTGATCTGCCAGTGCCAGGAAGAGTAGAACATCCATCTTCATCTTCGTGCTCCGCGCTCAGCCTTCTAGGCCGGGGAGTCGGGAATAACAGATACCTTACCTGGCTCCCTTTTTAAAACTTTAGTGCTCGGGATGTACAAAATTGAACAGCGTTGATTGGCATGTCCAGGTAGGGTTATACCATGGAACCAAACTACCTTGTCACACTAGCTTACCTGATCACCATCCCCGGAGTAGCTATCTACTCTCTCACCGAAGCGAGTGAGGGAAATGCATTCCCGCTCCCGGTAGCAAGTACCCCACCAGATACAGAATCGCAATGATGACAATAATCACCGTCACCACCTTGCGAATCGGTTCGGGCATGCCCAGATAGCCCATTACCCAAAATATCAGGTAGCAAATCAGCCCAAAGACCAGCACCCATATCAGCAGACCAATCATTCAAGGCCTCCTTATGGAAAAATGGGGCACCACTGGGATGCCCCGCCAGACTATACAGGAGTAGAAAAGTTAATCTTCACTGAACTCAGCACCGGTGCCGAAGCCACTACAGTAACCACCTCAGTGTCGGTCAAACTCTTGCCTTCTGCTGAGGTTACCATCACTGACAGATTCGCAGTTCCAGCTGCCACGGCAGTGACATCTTCGTTAGCCGGGTTGGTTGCATCCGGTACGGCAGTTGCGGTTGCCGGGGTATCAATCGACCACGAGGGCGTGGGAATTGGTCCGGTAAAAGGTGCGCCATTTTGATCAAAGCCATCAACGGATGCAATCGTTTTCTGGCCAATGGTTAATTTCACTGGTCCTTCTGCCATGGTATCTCCCTTGAGAAACGCTATTTTGATGTAGGCTAACTTCTTGGGTCGAACTGAATCCCGGATCTCTTTGAGCAGCTCAATCTCTTGCTGCTCGTCCAAATGCAGATCAATCAGCTTGCGTACTTCTTCTCGCAGCAATCGGAGTTCTTCTTGCTCGCTCACAGGTCACCATTTAGGCTGAACGCGCAACGATTCCAGCTGGGCAAAGGTAACATCGGTCCCCCTTACCTTCTGCAATTCGGCAATGGCGGCTTCAATGCCAGCCACAATCTCAGCTGCTAAATTGTTGGTATTAGCTGAGTCCAGTACAACCTTGAGCAAAGACAGTACCAGATCTATGACGTTGATCACTTAATTATCCCCTTGATATCGGTGACTGCTTGGTTGGCGTTATTCAAAGCTGACTGCAAGCCTGCCTGGAAGCTCGAAACCGGCACGCACTTTTGATTGGGATCAGGGGGAGGGCCGGAAGTTGCCCAGCCACAGTAGAGCTCGGTGGCAGTGATCAGAGCGTTCTGGGCAGCTACCCCACGATTGATGGTCACACAAGTGGGCAGCTGGGGATTATTGGTACAGCTGGTTTGGTACTCGGATTGGGCACTCACCAGCGCACCATTCAGGGCAGCCGCCGTATCCCGGGCATTCTTTTCCACCCCACTGGGACAGGCCGCTAGAACCAGCAGCAGTGGGAAGGGTAGCAATTTCAGCATAAGTTTCATATTATCCAGATTCCCTTTCGTTGCAAGTAAAAATGGTGAGTCGGTTAACCCACCATTTCAGTACACTTCACAGCTTGCGATTCGCTGCTGAAAGCATGCTTCATTCAAAAGCTCTCCACAAGATTACTTGGGTGCTACTTCTCCCATATCGGACCCGTTGAATCTCAAAATGAAACCCATGGAGTGTGTGAATCTGTCCACACTGAGACCGATCCAGGGAGCCACGGCATAGCTGACCGGGGGAATCATATGGGCTGCCGCTTCTCCCAGAAACCGTGGTCCGGCTATCCAGACCATCCACAGTACTCCATCAATCAGCAGCCTTATTCTCAGTTCCCGGTGATTGAAGTCCCACCATATTCGGAAGCTATGAATAGAGTTTGATTGGGCCCGAATCGTGCCCCGGGCCTGCAACAAGATATGCAGCACGACTCCCAGATAATACAAGAAGTAGACGTAGAGCGCCTCAGAGTTTCTCATGTTGAGATTACATACCCGGTCATGTCCCACACTGCCGGGATTCCCTGGGTCACCAGCACGTTGCGAATCGCAGGCGGTGGCGACAAGGGCAGCTTGCCGGTCAGCTGGAAATGAGGCCAGTCGGGAAAGGTGCGCCACACCGAGCCTGACTCCAGCCCCAGAGTTGTTCCCACTGCCACAATTCTCTGCCATGCGGGATGCCCCACATTCCAGTCCGGTCCCAGATTGGTCATGGGGGCCACGTCTACTGCCAGGCCGTAATTATGCCAGGATGACCCGGCTGGAGCATTGGTCACAATCTCGTTCGGAGGCGTGTGGTCAGTACGGCCTTTGGCATACAAGGCATCCTGCTCCTCCCATGTTCTCAGTCCTTGCGTGACCCGAATGGTGATGCCCTCCTGCGCCAGCAAAACAGCCATTCGCTTAATCTTCTCAGCCAGTAAGGGATGCACATTCATCAGCCGAGCCTCAGAGACCGTGTCCATTCCATTCCCCGTCAGAAGCCGCCGCAAAAATCGCATAGGCCGCTAGCTCTACCATCCTTTTACGCCATTCTTCTTTGTTTCCATCCAGTTCCGCAATTCGTAACGAGAGATCCAGCTGCACCTCCTGGCGATCCCGGATAGGGCAAGTATCCCGGCGATAGATCATTACCTGGATACCACTGATCACCTTTCGCAACACCGGCTCGTACTTGGACTCCTTTTCTGTAGGCACGTTCGTTATCAGGAATAAACGTTGAACAGTAAGTAAAATATGATGGTTACCAGAATGATGTCGAATACGATCTCAAAAGTAGTCACGGCTTGGCTGGCCCTGTAGCCAGCGGCCCGGGCATCTGGGGCAGAATGCTATTGATGTAGGGCACCTTGGATACCGCAAAGTCCATAATGGAATCCAGAGTATGCCCAAAGGCTCCCGCAAACACGGCAAACTGGGTGACCATGGAAACTACCCAGGAAAAGTTGGTCCAGCCCAAGGCTGCCAGCGCTTTATCAGCAAAGCCTGGGGTAAACAGCGCCCAGAATACCAGGCTCTCAATGAAGAATCGTACCAAAAGGGGAATCCAGCAACGTACCCAGAACTGCTTGTAATTGCTGGCAATCGGGTTAGGCCCAGTGACTAAATAATAGGCCCTTTTTAACCAATACATCAGAGCCCCAATGAAGAACCACAACCATAGCCATAACAGGTGGCGCATTGATTTACTCCCTTGCTACTATTGTCAGCCCTAAAGACTGCCACCACAATGGCTAAATAGTAATGGCACCTTAGCGGGGGTCCGCTGATGCCACAAATTGACAGGAGGCAGTGGTGCCATTGACGGTGTACACTGAGATATTGCAACGACATCCCAGTGCAGGCTTATTGGAAACACTTCTAAACTCTCCACTGGTAGAAGTCGACTGGTCAAACTGATTGTAGGTGGTACCACCATCTACCGAACACTCAAAGTTAGTGGTAATGGCTGTAGCCGTGCCTCCCGAGACCACCACTTGCCAGGAATATTTGTTGTAGATCCCGGAGAAAAAGAAAGTGGTCCCGGCCCCGGTTGTAGCTGTGCCTGCCGGGATTGAGACTGCCACTGAACCCGGAGAATAGGTAGCTCCCCAGAGCAGCACGGTTCCCAGCAACAATAGTGAGAGAATTCCTGCAATTCGTTTCATGACTTGTGGCTCCGTCTATGCGATTTCTTTTTACTACGAATATACCCACCCGAGGAAGTCAGCCGGTGAGCCCGTTTCATGGAGAGTGCTTCTGCCACGGCCTGTTTCTGAGGGATGCCTTCTTTCACTAGATGGGAAATCTTCTTACCCTCAGGAGAGCGTGGCTTGCGACGATGCTTGGCTCTCATTTGATCCCCCACCTTTCTTTGAAAGCTGCCAGATCTGCTGCACTGAAATTCGCTCCCCCACCACCTTCTTTGCCAAGCGTCTTGGGAGACTTCTCATAAGCGGGTCCCCACTGTTTCATCTCAGCTGTCTTCAGGGCATCCATGGCATCCCGCAATTGTGATCCGGTATGAAACATCTCTGGACTGCCACTAGCCCTTTGCTGGGCATAGCGAGCCTTGAGATTATCGACCAGCGCTCTCTGCTGCTCTAGTGATGGCCCTGCAATGGGTGGTAGCTCTCCGGGCCCTCTCCGGGTAGCCATGTCCACAGCTGACTCAGTAGTGGCAGGAGTGCGAGGCACCACTTCTCCCTCTATCGTGCGTGCAGCAGAACGCGCACCACCCTCTCCACCGGCCTGCCCCAAGATGAATGCTGATAGAGCGTCTCCTATCACATTCTCGGGCTTCGAATAAGTAGACTTGAGGGCTTCTCCCATAGCCTTCAATCCGCCTCCATGGGGATAAGGAGGCTTAGCAACTGCTTCTCCTAATTTACCGATATAGTCCCCCATCTTCAGTGGATCTAGATCATCTTTCAAGCGCAGACCAATCCGCTCATACAAGCTATTCAGGGGAGGCCTTCTCTCCCCGGTATAGATCAGATTGATAACCTCAGGCCTCCTCTCCAACACCTTGCGTACCAGCTCCTCATCTGGCACCTTAGACAAACGGGAATCGCGCTGCTTAATAGCTTGCGCCAATTGCTGGATTGTCAGTCTATCGGCCACCACTCGCTCCAAACATCTGATCTAGAATCTTGTCGGTATCGTCACCTTGGCTGGCCGCTACTGGCTGAGCTACTTGTCCCAGAAATGGCAGCTTTCGAGGCGGCCCAGCGGGAGCCTGCAAACCCCGCTGCAGCACATTCTCCGGTCGCGACATTTTCTCAATAAAGGCATCTGCAGCAACTTTCGACAGTAGATAGCCAATCGCCCCACCAGCAATTCCCTCAGCCCCACCATGCATGAATCCCAGTCCTGCTCCACCGGCTCCAAACAAGGCCTCAATCGCCTTCCGTCGCCAGAACTCTACATTGCCACCCTTGGCCTCTAGCTTATCCACCCGCGCCTGGGTCTGATCTTGAATCTCTTTCCAAGCCCCATACTGCCGTTTAAGATCACGATAGCCTGTAAGCTTAGCTTCAATCTGATCTTGCAAAGCCATCTTGAGTGCCTTCTCTCCCAAAATGGGATCACCATTAGCCAAGCGAAAGATCTGATCACGCTCTGGAAGATTGTCAAACTTGACCGATTTTCTATTCAGGCCCTGAACGATAGTTTCAGCCTTAGCGAGATCTACAGGATTTTTAAACATCTCATCTTGGATTCGCTGAGCATAATCAAGAATTACCTGAGCCTCTTTAGGAGATGAAGTTTTAATCGTCCAGTCAACCCGATTGCGGATTGCATCGGTAGCAGCGAAACGATCAATCAGAGTAGCTTGCGGATTGATTCTGGATAGCTCAGTATTCAATTCCTGAGCTGCATTATGCCGCTTCATGGAAGCGTATTCTTCTAGAGCCGGTAGATCCTTCACTGGAGCAGTTCTCAGATCATTGCCTACTACCCGATAAGCATCTCTCAGTTTGGGAGTCATTTTGGGAGCCGGTGCCAAGGCTGCTACAAACGCACTCTCTCCTCGGGCAAAGAACTGAGGAGCAATAGCATTGATCAGTCCCTTGCCTCCCCGATAAGCCTGCGCTGCAGCCGGAGCAGCAGCCGCTACCTGCGACAATCCACTCAGAATCTTCTGCGAGCCCTCGGGAGTCTTGTAGCCCTCAGAGGCTCCTTCCATGGCTTCTCCTGCTCCCATTGCTCCATAGCCCAATCCCAGACCAGTTAATCCTGCCCGGGAAACCTTGCCAATCAGTCCGGGAATCTTGGCAGTCTGAGATATACCTGCAGCTGCTATGGCTGCAGGGCTGCTGGCAGCAGATGCTGTCTTGGCCAAATCAGCCGCGAATCCAGAGTGAAATACTCGACTAAAAGCCTGACCAGGAGTCTCTCCCTTTCTGGGAGTGGTATCCTTCTCCTTCTCCAGATCAGCCACACTCTTCATCTGCCCACCCGTAGCCCAGCTCAGAAACCGGTCGGGTGACACAGTTCCCTTGTTGACCCGGTCCCACCAAGTTGGGCCAGCAGGGGGCAAGGCCACCGGGGTAGACTCGGTGGTGATAGGCGTAGACTGAACAAGATCGTCATCAGTAACCGTAATCGTGCCTTTTTCCTGAGGAGGCATATTTCACCTAATAAGGCTTAACCTTGATTGATCCATCGGGATGAACGTCAGTGACTCGCGACCTGCCTTGACCCTTCACGGTCACGTCTTCCCCGATAAAATGAACTCCTGGTACCGGCTGTAGCCCAGGCATAGTACGCGGCATCTTATTCGCAATCCGTTCAGCTTTGGCTTGCTCCCAAGCCTCCTGCCAGATAAGAGTGCGATTCTTGATGGCCAATCCCAGCATATTCTGCCGTTCTTGAGGAGTAAGAAACTGGCCATTGACTACCCGTGTATAGAGTGCCTGCAGATCTTCTGGTAACGACCGGGAAATAATCGCCCGATCAATCTCAGCATTAGTAATACGGGCCCCCCGCTGAGCAGATAGCGTCATGCCGATATGGTTGAAAGTAAGTGCCACATCGTTCTGAGGATTAGGATGCTTCACTGCATCCAGCATGATCAGATAACGCTTATCTGCCTCGCCCACTGGAGAAATAATCTTGGTAATCTCTGCCCGGGTAGCTGGCTTGATTCCAATCACTCGGGTTCCCTTGGGTAATCCCAGCATATTGGTAAGCGTAGACGGACTAGGGGCGGGTCCACCACCTACCTTGGGAGCCGAGCCTTCAGGAACTTTTCTGGTAATAGTTCGCTTGGGAGTGGTAATAATTGCTGGACCCTGTGGTGTGTCTACCACATTAGTCTGAGTGGTGTCAGTGACAGTAGCTTTCCCAGGAAGATTGCCTTCAATCACCTTTTGAGAGATGGTTGCCAGTCGGCGTCTCGCTCCCACGTAATCATTCGCAAGAATATCAGGATAGATTTCCCTTCTTGCCATGTCTTGTATATTAGCGGGAAGTCCTTGGAGTTCTTCCTCCAGCGCTTGAGCGTCCTGAGCAGTATCAACTCCCGTCACCTCGGTATATTTGATGGAGCCATCTTTGGGATCTTGCACTCCTGAATAAAGCCTGCCTCCTACCACCCGCGAGCCAATAAACTTGGGCTGCATGGCCAGCCGCTTGCGTTCCTCAAATTCTGCCTGCTCACGCTTCTCCCGGATACCCGCAATCCCGGCATACTGACGAGCAATCTCCTGCTGGCTCTGCTCAGTGCCCAGACGTGATTGTTCCAGCGCCAGCTTGATCTTCTCAATGGCCTCCTGACGCTGCAGCTCTTTCGCCTGAGCGAGAGACCCACCTACCGATGCTATGCCTGCGGCTACGCTACCCAACTTGGCTACCTCCTCCTCCGCTTACATCTGGAGCAGTAATGCCGATATCCGATGGCGGAACTCCCCAACTGCCACCCGAGGGATCAGTGTTAGGAAGTTGGAATCCCCCTCCTCCTCCTGCGGCCCCTCCTGGCAATATTCCCTTGAGCATCATGGCCAACTGATCCGGTCTCATGGTCGACTGGATGGCGCTCAATGCCTCAATGGGCAGCCCAATAGCCTTGAAAGCTTCCTGCAAAGCAAATTGCTGCTCCTGTTGCTGGTAGGGAGCCAAGGCCTGGGACAGCACTTGGGTCTGAATTCCGGGGGCCTGCGATAAGCCCTGTTCAGCTAGAGAGGCATTCACAATATTCTCCGTACCCTTGACCAGCCCAGTTGAAAGTGGCTTGGTAAGACCAGTCACCATATTGGCAATAGCCTCAGGATGCTTTGAATAATAAGTAGCCCGGTCCATGGCCGCTTTCTCTTTTTGGGCCAGTGAGAACTGGTTGATTGATCCCAGAATCCCCGTCAGGCTGCCCAAGGGATTCTTCTCTATCCCTCCCAATACACTGCCACCTATCTTCCCCAGTGCTCCCAAGATTCCGCTAAATGCCTCCATAAAACCTCCCTATCCCTGACTGCCGCTCAGCCCAAACGTGGCTCCTACCATAGTCTCCGGATTGCTGCCAGTATTGGTAGTCGTGCCGCCAGTCCCTGGCCCGGTTCCCAAAAACGATGACAGGGCCCCCCGGCCTACTCCGGTATTAGCCTCCCCCGGCAAGCCTGCAATCACGGCTGCCAGATCGGTGAGAGATGGAGCATTGAGCGCTCCCCCACCTTGCTCTTGAGCATTAGGCAATGAGGCCAACAACATCTTCTGCTTGGCAGCCGCATCGGCCTGGGCCTGTTTCAGCTGAGCTGCCTGCTCCTGCTTCGCGGCATCGCCCGGGGAGGGCAGGCCCACGCCTGCCAGATTCATACCCAGCTCCGTGCCCCCAATCGCTGCAGTGATGCCGCTAATAATCAATGGAAGCGCTACTGGCATCAGATTTCTCCCACATGCTTGGCATTCACGCTGCCTGCAATCAAAGTAGTAGTAGAGCTAAACACCAGTCCTGCCCGAAACGCAATTCTATGTAGTGCCTGCTCTCGTGGTCTGGAGCATATATCCAAACAAGCTATGTAGCCTAGGCATTTCCGGGCCCTGAGATCCCGGATAAACTGGCGTAGAAGCTTGCCCAAGGCCCAGTGCGGTGCGCTTTCAAGCATCTTCAGCCGCCAGATAAACACCAGCCCATGGCAAGGTGCAGCAATCAGTATGCCCACCACTCCTCTCTCACCATCTCTCGCCAGCCATACCCAGTGATCATCCAAGGTCAGCAGAGGCCAATTCTCGCCTTCTTTCAAGCCCTCCGGGATGGCATCCAGATCAATCACTACACGGTCACCCTGCCCCGCACCGCTTTGGCAATCGCCAGCCAATCAAACGAGTCGACTTCAATAATCCCAGCCCCCGCCACATCCGCATGCGCATCAAATCCGGTGATTCCAATCTCAGCATAGGCCACAAATTCTCCTCCACCCATGGGCAACACTGCCATATTCTGAGTCGCCAGATTCGATCCCACCACTCCATTGACAGTGATCTGGGATTTAATAGAATCAGGCGTTCCCCTACCCCGGATCTCCAGCTGCCGGAAATAGACCCTATCGCTGGCATCCTTGCCAAAGACTTCTGGGGATCTCACCGACCAGCGCACAATCTGGTCTGTAGAACCTGCCGTAATTGCTCCAGAATCCCAATTCACATCTCCTGCCTGCCATCTTCGCATGGCCATATCCGAGAATCCCCCCATTACGGTAATGGGAATTGATCCCGGAGTCCGCACTGTTTTCATTGCACCAATGGCAAATGGCAGATCTATAATTATCCAGCCCTTGAGTACCAAGTCATAGCACAACAATCGGTTCAGCATACCGGCACTGGTAAAGGGCACAGTAGCAGGAAAGCCCGGATTCAACACTAAGTTACTATTAGACAGATTGATGGAGTTTATCGGTACCAGTAAGTTTTCCCCGCCTGGAGTATTTCCATAAGCGAAGAAGTAATTCACTCCATTAGCGGGCTGAGTCAGGTTAATCTGAAAGCAGTCACCAGAACCAATTACAATTGGACCAAACTCTTGGCTCTTGTAATAGAGTCCCTGAGCATCCTGCATGTACAAAATGGCATAGTAGGTCCCCAAGGGAATAGTGGTCTGAGATACTCCCACATTGAAATTTATGATTGAAGTTACAGTTAATGGGAGCGTCTTAGTTGATGGTATAATTGGGACCGCACACGCGTACATGGGAGGACTGGAAACTAGTGCAGCCTTGGAGTTCCAGATGAAGTTCCAGTCGACTGCCTGAATATCGCTTAGTCCTCCGAAGATGTAAGGTCTGATCTCCTCTGATAGCAACCGGTCCCTTACCCCATCAAACATGGCAATTCCCAGATGGGTCATTCTGACAATGCCGAATCCCGGGACGAACTGAATAGTACGCGGAGCCACACAGCCCAGATCTGTCTGGGCCCGTTGAATTGAGAAGTTGGAGGCTCCAAACACGCCATTGATCTGAAAGGTGGAGAATTCCTTGAAGGCTACCAGCGAACCAGTTGGCGGAATCCCGCTCTCGGCAATCGTATAGGTAGCGAGGCCCATCCCTTGCGAGCCATCATCTTTATCCAGAAAGGCCACATTCAGGGGATTCCACGAATTGGGGTTGTTGAGATCGCTCATCTTGAGGCATGAGGGCCCATCAAAGTTATCAGTAGTATTATTGGGAGAAGTATTGAATACCCACAGTGACCCGGCATAGACAATGGCATGAGCAGCCCCACGAGGAGCTGGCACCGCATTCACCGGGCCTTGGCTGACCCAGATCACCGTGCCATCAGCAGTCGATTGACCTAAGGCAGTATTGAAAGCAGGGGCCCCAGCAGCCGTGGTGCCACTCTGAGTAGCCTTGTAGAGCACGCCTCCCAGCGTCATCAGATCACCGGCTACCTGAGCCGTGGAATTCGCCCGGGCCGGGTAACTGGCAGTGAAGCTATTGGTGAGTGGAATTGTGCCACCTAGAGTTCCATCTGACTGGTAAGGCGGAAAGCCATTGCCTAACGCCAAAATCATCTTGTTATTAAATTGCAAGATCTGAGGAATGGGACTAATATTACCAAGAATCCCACCCGTAGGCTGTGGAGGCTGCTGCCCAGTAGAAGTCCCTCCCCCACTACCACCAATACCTCCTCCACCAAATCCGCCTACTCCGCCTCCACCTTGGATAACTGGAAGATCTGCCGGTAAATCAATAATCTTGTTTGCGAAGCTATAAACCGGCAACACCAGATTCCAGAATTGCGTGATCTGGGTAGTATTCGATAATGGCGGACCGGTAGGAATTCGTGCTCCATCAGTAATATTATCAAGATAACTGGTGCCAATAATAGGAGTAGCATTCAACTTTTCCAAAGGGAAAGTATTACCTACTGCAGTACGGTACACATTATAAGAAACTGCTAGTGGCAATGCTGTCCAGCTTACGTTAGCTTTATGTCCAGCTGGAACTACTGCAATAACAGTTGGACTAGGATTTGATTCCCCGCCTGCTCCATCGAGTGCTGTAATGGCCCATTCATAGCTTCCATTCAGAACACCTCCAGCTCCCCCATCGGCAACTGTAGGTGGACCAATAGGAGAAATACCACCAGATTGCACAGATTTGATAATTCCATAATAAGAAGCTGCAGACCCTGTGGGCTGAAACAGAAACAGTTCAGTCATAGGTCCCCAGCCCTCTCGGGCAATATGTGGACCTATGGTTCCTATGTCATTGAGAACTGAAAGCAGAGAGGTGCCATCACAAGTGACCAATCCTCCCCGCTTAGTCAGCACCAGATTCGAACTGCGGGGATGCGAGCCCGGAGGCTGGGCAAAAGTGGTGGAGGCTGCGTTAACACCCTTGAGCCACTTCTTCTGCGATACTTTTTGAGACTTAGCCATTACGGTATGATAAGCGGTCCAGTCAATCCGCCGGGTACCGTCCCTCTCAATCCATAGTCGCCATACATTCTCATCTGGCGGGGACCTGCCACCGGCTTATTGGACTTCACCCAAGCTTCTAGCGCCTTAGCTGCTCCATCTTTGAGGGCTTGGGCTTCCTGGCGTTCCTGCTCGGCCTCCCGAAAGGTCCCCAGCATGTAGTCTTTCAGGAAGGGCTCCCAGCCCGGAGGCACGCCTAGCGTTACTGCCGACTGGCCCACGGAATAGACATAAGGCATGCGGTAGCCGTTGAGCTCCACATTGAGCTCTGTGACCGTGGCACCTGTGCCAAACGCAAAGGGCTGCGTGCCTGCCCAGCCCCGAATGCAGTTCTGTAGCTGACTAGGAGTCTGGGCAGAGTAGCTGACCACCTCGGAATTGGTACCATCAGATAACAGTGCATAGCCATCAGCCAGCAACCAGCCCGAGACTCCCGTGATGGGAATATTGATATCCCCTACCGCAATCGGGGCCGTAGTAGTCGCTGTACCTGCTGTCCGAGAAGGCGTCCAGTACAACTCTAATCGAGTTGTATCCGACTGGGCATCGGTCATCAGAGAGATAGAAATATTGGCAGTCAGATTTCTATTTCTAAAGGTCTCTGCTTTATTGCCAAGATCCAGCTCCCAGCCATCATAGAAGCATTGATCGAGCCGCAGCCACTGGCCCTGGAGAGTAGTCACATAACGGCGCTGGCCGGAGACGGAGGCAATTCCCACGGCATCCTGGATACCACCCGTAATGCGAGCAGCCGCTCTTAACGCTTCATTCAGCCAGCGATACATGGTAGCAGCAGAAACGAATCCACCATCAGTATCTGGCAGGTAGGCAGAAGACTTGACTGGAGGAACAGCAGCTACAATGTTGTTAAAATTAAGAATGGTGACTGTATTGAAAGTGGTGACTGGAACATAAAATGCCTCAGTTCCTGGATTGAATCCAAAATAGATACGAGCTGAGACGGAACCAACTGTTGCCGCATAGTTAACCTGAATTGCATTATTAGGGCCAGCCAATGTAACGGATAATTCTGAACTGGGAAGTGACTCTCCCCACTGATTTATTTCAGTAACTACAATCGAGTATGTAGCTGGAGCAAGAGTTCCACCGGTAGTTGCGACAACACTAGTGAGTATAGGGGGCTGCAACACTTGGGGGTTGTCTGGCCCCAGTGCCCTCACATTCATGATCAGATCGCCAACCAGTCCCTTGGGCATCAGTTCACCACCGCACTCAGAGTTACCGTGAATGGTCCTACTACCGGGTTAACAGAATTAGACGGAGCGCTCTCGATAGACGAGAATACTGCTGTCACGATATAGCAATAGTTTCCAATAGTCACCGTAGAGTCCGTAAAGGTCTTCACTGCCACCGCGCTGGCGATAGTTGAGAATGCAGGCGTGCCGCTACACGTTCCCGTAGCCCGCTTTACATTGTAGGTAGTTCCAGCAGGATTAGAGGAATCCACCCAGGTGAGCGTGACCGTGTGGCTGGTCTGAGCCAGCAATAATCTGGAGAGCAGCAATAAAATCACTAGATATCGCATAAGCACCTCTAGTCTGGCGTGGGTCCAGTTCCACAGGGACTTGCACAAACATATTGGGTAGCGGTCTGCGCAGAATCAATGGCAGTAATACTGGCTCCCAAGTCTTTCCCATCTGAACCAGCGTTATGAGCAACCGAGCTCGAATGCAGAGCATAGCCATGCCAGTCATTGAGATCAATGGCCGAATTCACTGACGGGCTTACTTGAGTGCCCCCACCACAAAAACTGGTGCCGGTAGTGGACGAATTCAGTGCTCCTGAGAAGCCCACCGATTTCCCATCTCCAGCACTGGCCCCAAAGGTATAGGCCGTGGCTGGGAAAGTAAAAGTAACCGGAGGATGAGTTGGCACTCCAATAGTGGCATACTCAGTGTAATCAACCACACCAACACCGGAAGCAGGTCGTGAGCCATTTTCCTGCCAAGTTACCGTGTTATCCGCCACACAGGAAAACAGACTACCTGAAAATGCTGGGGCTGAGCCCCCACTGGTTCCATTGGTTACTGCCAAGTAATTATGCTGAGGAGAACTTCTGCCAATCACATCTCCTAGTCTATACACTGTTCCAGATGCCCATGCGGGAGCATTGCGATCCGCCCACATATCATGATGGGCAATCAGAGTAGTGGTATCCAGATTAGTATTCTCAAATACCGTGCCGTCATTACCGCCCAAGGTAGACCAGCCGGTGGTTCCAGTAAAGATATTGTTTATAATAGTCTGATTACGGGCTCGCGAGCCGCCACCGGGACTGGAGATCCAAGCATCTCCTACTAAGGTATTATGCTGAATCAAAGTATAGTTTGGCCAGCCATTACCATTGCCAAATGAAGTGCAGGTAGTCGTAGCATTGGCTGTGCCAGTGTTGGGATAGGTGATAGTCGTACCAGACACAGTAGTTGCAATAGTAAACGGGTAGGCTGCTACATTGAAAGTGGTATCCGTACAGCCTGATAAGGTGATGGGATCACCCGCTACCAGCCCGGTCTGGTTCTCTCCCACTCCTCCTGCCAGTTGGATAGTTGCAACTGTCCCGGCACCATTACGAGTAACAGAAGTAACCGTGAAGCTGTGAGAACTGGTGATCACATTAAGCGTGAACGCATTGGTAGGACAACTCCATGCACTCCTAAGACTGATATCGTAGACCAGATTATTCTGGAAAGTGGAATTCCGGCCCGGAGTAGAAGCCGACACCCCGTTATTGGTATTGTCACTGTTGGCATCGTATCCAATTCCCGCGCATCCATGACGAGCTAAATTATTCTCAAACGTGATGTTGGCCATGGTCTGAGCGTAGTTATCACACGGGTTAGGCGTACAGGCCCGGTTATTGAGACCTACCAGCCGTCCCGCCTGCCCGCCACTATTATCCGAGTTCTCAAAGATGTTTCCCGCCAACACGCAACGGTTGCAGCCCTTCAGCTCAAACGAGTTCTTGCGCACGCAACTGATATTCACACCACACACTGAGCTGGCCCCGCTCCCATTGCCTAACCACGCCCATGGATAGGTAAAGCGATTGCGCCTTACCTCAAGATCCGACGCTGAAGTTCCCACTGGAGACGAGCCGGTCACGCCTCCATCAAAGACTGGAATCGAAGTCCCATCAATCCAGTTGTGAACAATCTTTACTTGCTGGGCACCAATCCAGTAGATTCCATGGCCTTCACTACCGGGACGAATAGACTTGGAAATCTGAGAATTTACTACCCAACAGTTTTTGCCACAATCCAGCTGAATATCGTTGGATAAAGAGTTCGTCCCTGCTCCCGCATCAGTGGCATCCCCATGCACCCATACGCGGTCAAAGCCATAGTCATGAGGCATGCCCGCAATCGTAGAAGAATTGTTGCCCATGGAGATCGGAACGCAACAAGCAATAGAACTGGATAGCCTGACCTCGGCATCCCTAATAACAATGTGATTGGGGCCATTGCCATTCACATCAGCATTGCCACCTTTAATAGCACTGCCATTCACAGTCGTGGTCTCAAGTGTATACATCGAGGTCACATCATTGTAGGCCGAAGTGTTGGTATTGGTGCCGTTGGCTAACGTGAAAGCGCCTGGTGGAATTGAGGTAATCGTGGTCCCCAACTGGTAGCTCATCCCGGTCGCGTTGCAATCCGGATTACGAATCCCGGGATCAGTCGACTGTGCCAGGTTATCCTGAATGCCATGGGTACACACCGTCTGGCCTACCGTAAGCGGAGTGTCAGACTCAAACACGATACACTTGGTAGGCATGCCTGCTCCCACAGACTTAGCCAATAAAGTCAGGCTGCTATTCCCAGTAATCAGCGTCCCATGAGCTATTACCACATGCCACCACTGGTCCGCTGCTGCCACCCAGTCAGTCATGGCATTGTTAATCCCTGCCCAAGTAGCGGGATAGCTACCCGGTATGGTCTTAGTCACATCATAGGTACCACCCGGAGGATTGCAGGTCTGATCATTGGCCCATGCTTGGGGAAGCAGAGCTATAGTTTGAATCGGTGCCGTCCCTGGAGTATTGATGGATACCCCGGTAATCTTTACACCTGTCACTGTGACCTGAGACCAGCAGGCCGTGGTGAGAAGAATGATAAGCATCAGCCGCACTCAATTTCTCCCGTGACAGATATAGCTGACCGTTCCGGTCTGAGCCGAGTCAGACGAGAATTGCAAGGTGGTCGTATTCAAAGTTGAGATCCAGATGCGATGTGCCCCGGGGTCGAACTGGATTCCAAAAGTGCATTCCGGGTGGCTAGTATAGGTACCAGCAAAGGTGTAAGTAGCACTGGTGGTAGAGGCTGAGAAGGCTAGTTCGCCCGTCAGATCGGTATTCGATGCCGTTCCAGTATTGATTCCAGGCGTGCCCGTAAAGGTACCCTGGGCAGCTGTCACCGTTCCTGAGATATAAATATTGCGGGGTCGATTAGCACCCACAGCTCCAATATCATAGCTAGCATCTAGGCCTGCAAAAAAGTGACCAGCAGCAGAAACCAACCAGCGCTTCAGGCCAGAATTGGGAGTTGTGCTAGACCCACTGGGATTCGATGTCCAGAAGTTAACTGCCCCACCGTTACCTGCACCCGTGGACGGCCCACCCGTGATGTCGGTGTCAGTGCCGGTTTGGTCTGTCCCCAGAGCAGTAGCCCTGCCCAGCATGCCGCCATATTCCAAGATCGTGCGCGTGGCATCATTAGCTGCAGTGGGATCGCTACGCCCGCCAATCCAGACCGGACGAGCAGAAAGATTCGATGATGAACCCACAGTGCCATCCATCCAGGTCAGCACGCGAGTTCCTAGGTCTTCCTGAATCGCTCCACTAAACTGAGTGGCTGCTCCGGTAGTTGGGTAAGACCAGTTGATTGCATTGAGTCCACCCGGTAGCACCACATGAATATCCCACTTGTGATACTTCTGACCTGCAATTTGTGGTGTTCCGCCTGCCGAGCAGCACCACCAATCAGTACGAGAAGTTTGCAGGTTGGAAATACTTACACTGCCACGTGGATTCGGCCATATAGCAACCTGCCCACCTGAAACCCCGACATCCTGAATCCGTCCCGAAGTGACCCCGGTTGTTCCGTTTGCGCCATCAATTACGTTCTCGTTCATGTACTGCAAGACCATGCCACCGCTTGAAATCGTGCCATGATTCCAGTTGGGTTCAACCATTAGGCTGGTAGTGTTGTCCGGCGCTGGACAGAGTGTGAGCGGGTACTTGGTCAGCAGGCCACCAGAGAACGTTATACTAGTAGCAGTATTCGAAGTGATCACTCCATAACAGTTCGCGCTGGTGCCACTCAAAAACCCGACCAGATATCCGGTGAAAGCGTTCACTGTCCATTGCGCCGTATTCGACGGGGCCGCCGTGGGCACAAAGACCGCACTTGACGTGCCCCCTGTCCAACTATGGGAGTTATCCGGCGATCCAGTGGAAGCCGTCACTAACATATTCGAAGCAGCAAAGGTTGGAGCAGCATTAGGCGTGTAGACTGCCCCGCTAGTTCCTCCTACCCAAGTATGCGTGGAGTCTGCCGTCCCGCTCAGATTAGTGAGAAACAGAGAACTGCTAGAATTAATTCCCGGCGTCGGCGTGACCTGTGTAGCCGTAATTCCGGTCACGCCCTGTGTAAAGGTTTCTCCAGGAGTGATTGGAGTAGCTCCATTCGTACCCGTTACAGTAGCCAAGTTAGAAGGCTTGATGAGTACGGTTGCAGTCGATCCCGTAACGGCTTGCGTAATCGTCTCACCCACAGTAAATATCTTGATCGTGTTTGATCCGGCAATAGTCTGGTTAGTGTCGGTCACCGAGGTGGTTGTGCCACTAGAGGCCACGATGGGAGCCGCAACCGTGCCTGCACCAATGAATCCACCTGAATCAGTGGCGACTTGGTAATAGGCACCATCGCCGGTAACAAAGTTGCCAGAGTAGATCGTCCCTACGGGAGCACTCGTTCCCGGTGCCCATCCCGCCGCCTGGTTCGCATTTCCTGAATCAATCAGATAGAGGTTGCTGGCAGAAGCCATCTTTCGGCTTTCTGAGCGAACATGCTCCATGACCATAGGGCCCTGCGGGGCTGAAGAAAGAACGTCGTATCCAGTCTGAGAGGAGAACCCATTCTCAAAAGTCGTACCGTAGATAGTAATGAATCCGCCACCGTAGTTGGCGATGCCGTACTGGGGAGAACCCTGAATGTCGCCCCCGTACCAGCCAATCGCGAGTGCGTTCTGGGCGAGACTTGTCGAGGTACCGATCTGCCATGCAGCAGTGGTAAAACTTTGCGCGGCGCAGTCATAACAGTAGATATTCGAGCCTTGGGCCCCACCCCCAGACTTTGCGATCTGTACGCCAACTGCTGCAGTGCCTGATCCAAAGAAGCCATTATTGTAGAAGTCGATAAATTGCGGCTTCAGATCGCCCGTTGTATCTACTCCGTTATAGTCCAGGTCAATTAGCGGTAATGTGGAGGATGCAGCACTGGTCCACCCGCAATCGTAGAAAGCACCATAGGCTACAGATTGGCCATTAAAAATGCGGGCATTAGTAGCAGTCTGCGTGATCCCAGAACTTAGTCGGCCATCACAGACTATCTTGAAATTGATGACATCGAATAATTGTAATTCGCCATTGATGGAGTAGTTGTTAGCAAGATGCAACGGACGATTGAAGACATTGAGCCCGCTACCATTGCTACGAGTAGGCGAAGGGCCATTTCCGAAAGCTGCCCAGATCGAAGCTTGCAAGGCTTGCGTATTAGTAGTTGCGGAAGCCATGGCCGAAGCCCCCCACCATTCCGGCCTAACATCCTGAAGAATTGCGGCGTTGGTAAAATCAACCGCCCCGGTGGTAGCTGTACCTTGAGCATTGAAGAAAATCTGGTGCAGGTCAGGATCAGTGATGCCTCCCAGAATCGTCGCGGTCGCATTACCGACCTTCAGCGGTTGCATACAATAGACCCAGGAGCCAGTGGGCGAGCTAGTGATGGTCTGATTCGCAGTGACCGAACCGCCCGCACTGGCTAGCTGATACTGGGAACAGGCAAATCCGTTGGTCGATTGTCCAGCCAATCCTGCAGGCTGCGTAAACCCCGCTCCCTGAGTACAGGTTTCCGCAGTAAACGGTTGCCCGCCGTAGCCGAATAACAGTGAACCAGCCGTGGTTGTTACTGGCCCGGAAGTCATAGTGGTTGTATCCGCGTTGGTGCAGGCTCCCTTGCCATCTGGAGATACCACCGGCCCCATGCCCGAGAACTGATCTACGAGCACCTGGATATGCGTGGTCGCGCCGTTGGCATTGGCGGTGATGGTGCATGTGCCACCATTCGCGTTAGAGGCTACCCACAGACCAGTGTTGCGCGGCTGGCCAGCCAAAGATTGCTGGACGTGATAGAAAATGTCTCCGCAGTCATCAGTGACACTGGAGATTTTGAACGTGAATCCGGGGTATGGTGCAGCTGAAACCACCAACGTGTTTCCTACCGTAACACTCAGTGTGGACGAGCCATTGGTAGCGTTAGCCGTGTTGCAGAGCAGCCCGCCCCCGCCCCCGTTGCATTCCACACTCGTTCCATTGACGAAACCAGCTCCCCCGACTGGCGTAGTCGAGGAAATCATCTCAAGCGCTCCTCCGCCCGAGAAGTCATGGCTCACATTTGCAGGGAATACTGTGTTCTCCAAGCGACAGTGCGCAGAGGGCGTGGTTAAGCCTATCCAACGGATAGTGGCTTCCTGAGGGCCAATGGCGTTAAGCAAACCCTTGATTCCGCCACTCGGGCCAGTCGAAGTTGAATCCGCTACACCATCGCAGGTAGCCCAGTCACGAGTATCGTAGATAGCTTTGGTCTGGGTGACCGGTAGCGAGCCAGTGCCGGTAGTATAAAACGCTCGGGCTGGAGTATTGGCAACTGCTGCAGTAGTGTTTAGTCCTGTTCGGAAAACCAGACCATTTGATCCGGGATCAGGTAGGCCACCTCCACCACCTCCTCCACCTCCGCCCCCACCAGTAGATGAAATGGTTACGTTACCATGACCATCATCCAAGATGGTGATGTTAGATCCGGCAATCAGATTCAGTAGAGCTTGGGAGCCGTTGGGCACACCGTTGGTTTCTAGAATAACCGTGTAAGGAGGAAGTGTAGCCGCTGCAGCTTGTAGTTGAGCCGTGACATCCTGAGTGGTTCCGGTGATGGTAATTAGGGTAGTAAAGCAAATAGGTGGCCCGGGAAATATGCCAATCGCGGTGCAGAGTGAGAACATCCACTGCGATGGAGTTGGAGTAATCTGAAGATTGTCCGCTAGTGATACTATAAATTTTCCCTTGGAGTCGCAACTGATAGGCACTACCGTCTGAAATACCGAGCCACCTAGCAAATATGGCCCTGCTCCCGGAGTAGAGTTCTGGCCAGTGAAATTAGCCGAGCCACTACAGGTACGATAGATAGCGTTGAGGGGATCTTTTACCGTAGCCGTGACAGTAGTATGCTGAGCAATAGCATGCAAACTTAACAGTAGAATAAAGCTAGCGAGTATAAATAGTCTTTTCATCTAATAGCCAATACAACTAAACTGAATCTTATCTCCTGAGACTACCGTGCCAGTCACAATGGTTGCTGTTGTAGCATTTGAAGTAGTCTGATGAGGATTGGTAACGTCTGCTAAGGTTGTGATGTCCACTACTGTACAGCTCCAACCGTTTGGGGCTGTGGCTGAATCTCCCATAGTTACAATTTCAGTGCAACTGGTAGAGCCAACTGTAAACGTACCTGCCGTTGCTCCTCCTGTAGTAGCTGAGTCAGTACACCCATTATTAGTGGTGAACTTAGTACCAACCGACATATAACCAGAGGCTTTTACTTTTGCGGTGGTGTCCCCGACTGCGGTGCCGCTCCCAACTGCAATTACTCCAGCAGCAGAACGAGAAAGTCCTGTATCCCTAGTTCCCGCTTCTGTTCCGCTCGTCCACGCCTGGATCACCGATACGCCCATGCGTTCCACGCCAGCAGTGTTGAAGTTGAAGTCGATGCCGGTATTCGCAACAGGATTTAAGTTAAATCCGCCACCCAGATAAAACCCGGTCTCATTTCCTGCTGTTCCATTACCTACAGCCATCTGATTTGCAGCAATTCGTGACAGGCCCACATCACTATTGATTGTGAAAGCCCCACCACTTGCTAAGTTAACCTTAGAAGTTCCGTCAGTCGTGATTCCAGCTACTACCTTGGTATCGTTTCCGCCTGCCCCTAGAACAACTGCATTGGCAGTCAGCGCTCCACCTGTATTTGTAACCGTACCCGCTCCTGCTCCAGTTGCTAAAGCAGTCCATGTATTAGCCGGAGTACATTGATTCAAGCCAGCCGTAGCAGCAGTTTTGAAATAGATCTGGCCCACCACACAGGTCGCAGGCAGAGCTGGTCCAGAGTCAGGCAGAACTCCCAGAGTAGGCGTATTCTGCCATGCGGTCAGCGGGGCTAGTGCTGATAGCAATGCCAAAGCAGCCAGCACAGAGATAATGGCTCGTTTCAATGATGCCTCCTAAAACTTGAGGCTGGCAGGCCTTTTGTAGCCCCCAGCCTCCGATTGCTGCGCTGCGATGAGTCTTTGTTACTACATAATCCCCGCAACTTCCACATCATAGGTCTGCGAGTTATTGGTGGTGGCAATATTGGTGATATTGATATTGGCCACGCCCCAGTCGTAGAAGAAGAAGAATGTGGAATCGTAGAACAAGCTGTTAGAGGTGGCTGCCGAATCTCCATTATAGATATTGGCGGTGTTGGTGCCGTCCGTAGCGGTAATGGCTCCCACCTTGGTATTGACGTTCAGGCGGATACCAGCCCCTCCAATTTTGATACGCACGTAGCCCACCCGGGGGCGCACCGGCTGAAAGTTTCCTGTAGGGGGACAGAGCACGGAGACATTGTTATTCAGATTGATGTTCGAGAAGTAGACAGCCGGGATACCATCTGCTGCCAGCCAAGTTGCAATTGAGTTCTGAAAGCTCATAGTTGTCTCCTTCTCTATCCTTTACCTTTTTCTCCCTTACCACCTCGATTGTTGTGGTTAAGGTTACTTGCGCCACCTTCTGGGTTACGCTTCATTATGTGCTCAAAACTTTTATGCCCATTCTGGGGGCCAGATCCTCTACCTGCCACGTCAGGAACATCTGCGATGTGATCACATCCTGATTTGTCGGACGCAGCCATGGGGTCAGTCTAAAGTAACTGCCCGGGTGGAAGACCGGATGCAGATACTTGGTGTTGATAATGTAGTAGACCTGGGCTGCGATAAACGGGTCATCCAGCACCACTGCATTGTTGAACAGGAAGTGATAGCGGAAACCAGCCTGCACAGCCTCGCGGTCCTGCATGTTGTCGCCGTAGCGGGCAAAGTAGCTGGTCCCGGCTCCCATGAACTGAGCCTTGAAATTCACGTAGCGGGTACGGTCGCCCAAGATGAGATCGGGCTCGTCGTAGCCCAGCTTCACAGTGGCGTAGGCCGTGTCCATGATCACGGCTGTGATAGCTGTGGCTGTGGTCGACTGCGGAGTGGGCGGCTGCCAGAAGGAGTTGGCCGCCACTGACCGGTCGATACCAGCAATCACGTTGGTGGCAATAGTGGCTGTGGTGGGCGAGGCAGGCGTGCCCGAGCCGATCCAGCTCTCGATATCGTCAATGTCGTTGGCGGTATTCTGGGGAGTGGTATGCCATAAAGCTCGTGAGAGCTTTTGGAGGAAGGAGGACGAGGCCGCCTCTACCTTCATTTGGATGATGTCGAGACCCGAGCCCGCATTTCGAATCACATCCGTGACTGGAATCGAAATAGCTTCGTAGTAATCGCGCCAGACCTGATTGGCAGGCTGGATCGAATCCGTCACCGTGGTATTCAGCAACTGAGCCCCTACATAGGCACCACCCGTCAGCTCCTCAGTAAAGAGCAATGGGTAGATCAGCTCGCCACCTTTGAAGACTTTGCCCTTGCGACACAATGCCCAAAAGGTAGAAGAAGGCAGCATCACGTTGTCGGCCAAGACCGGCTCGATGGCCTTCTGGGTTATAGCCTGCATGGTATTCGCAAGCACTGCCGGAGGTGCGTTAATCCCAGTTCCGAATACGCCGCCTGCCATAAATTACTCTCCTTAGTTGGGCTGCCCGGTAAGGCTATAGATCTGGTTCAAAAATTCTGGGTCTTCCTTGAGGCGCTGGAAGCTTTCCCGAATAGTCTTGGGAGCGTTGGCATCCTTTTGCTCAGGTGCTACTGGCATGCCAGAAGGACGAGAGAGCTGACTCGACATCAGATCTGCCCGAGCCTTGTCGTAGGCTTCCTTCTGAACGCGCTCAATCTCGGCTTTCTGCTTGCGAGGGGACTCCCAGTTCTCATACACTTTGCGAACGTCGGGAACGCCGCCTGAGTCCAAGTACTTCTTCTCGGCAGCGGATGCCACGGCCTTCTCGTAGGGAGTCTCTTTACGGAACTCTTCCGGGAGCATTTGATAGCGCTGCTCGCTGATTACATCTGTGATGTATTTGACGCCTAGCCCCAAAGCCTTCTGGAATTGCGCAATCTGCTCGGCTTGCTTGGCTACCTGGGATTCCACTTTCTCTTTCAGATACTGGGCCACAGGAGCAAAGAAGGGATCAGTGGTCCAGTCTTGAGCTGCGCTAGCAGGAGGCTTTGCACCAGCCGCAGCTTCCTCGGCTGCCTTAAGCTGAGTCCACAATCTCACTACCTCCTCCTGGTTCTGAGCCAGCTGCTTCTGGTCGGCTACCAGTTTGGCCCGCTCCGCCTCAATCGCCTTGGCCACATCCTGACCGGTGGCATCCTGGAAGGCTCGTAGCTCGCCCAGCGTGGTCTCAAACCCGTTCTGGGCGGTAAACTTGGTATCGTCAGAGTAGTTCTTGCGATCTTTAATTGCTTCTGCCAGGGTTGCCATAGATTCTCCCTATTTCGCGCTACGCGCCTCACCGCTTACGCGCTCAATACTGCAAATGCAGTAGACGCGCTGGATGGAGTCGATACCACGTACACATTCAGTAGCTTGGTGTAGCCGTCATCAGAAGCTTTGGTCAATGCAGCATTAGCTTCAACCACATTGGGAGGTAAAACTACGATCAGATAACGAGTCTTGGCTACTGGAGCTTCTGCCGCTGGAGTCGTTTTCGAGGTTGAAGTATCTGACATGATCATTCTCCCTTACATCGGTGGCCCAACACTTGCCCCGGACTGTGGACCAAATGGGGTAGCACCCGTACCGGGTTGCTGCTGGGCGGCCTGGAGGCCCAACGGAGGATGCACGTTTTTGAGGGTCTCTTGAGCTTTCTCAAATGCCTTGATAGCTGCGTTCAGGCCGGTAACAGCCTGCGAGATTCCCTTGGCGGCATCAGCTACCCGGTTGACCGCTATGGGAAACAGTGCCGAGATGGCCTGTTTATACTTTTGGAGATCCCCAACAATCTTGCCCGGGTCCACGTTCTGCAGCTGAGAGTATTCCTGGGAAACAGCCGCCCCAATGGCCTCGGGATTGATCCCTCCACCCGGGGAACCGGGGGCTGTTGAGGGAGGGCCCCCACCCGGCCCACCGGATGCTCCACCGCCCTGACCAATACGAGCCATCAGAGCAGGAAGAAGCATGGCGGAAATAGGCGAAGAAGACACTTACTTAGTTCCCTTTTTAGTACCAGGCTTGGTGACATCATCCAGATAACCACCAATCGCGTCCGAGGGCTTAATCAGGGGATTGTTCATGATCCCGGGACCTGGATCAGCCTTGCCAGGATCAGCATTGAGAGGCGAAACTAAAGCAGTATTCTTGAATGTGTTGCCCATTTTGTCTGGCATTATTTCCTCCGTTGGGAGCGATGATAACCTAATACGCCACCCGTAAGGTCATGGTCATTCGATGGAACCATGTCATTGTTAGAAGGCAGCTCACCCTCGGTGGCCCACTCATCTTCATTGTGAACGGTGGGGATTCCGGCAGTCTGCGGACCTACCAGCACGGAATTACGCCATTGCTCCGCAGGAGTCTTTGGAACTGGGTGGCCAGTATTTTGAGGCAGGGTCTCGGGTTGGTCGCGTCTGGCCATGGCTAGTATTTTGAGTGGTGCTTGTGGACTCTCTTGCCGGGATGCCCGGCATGGCGAGTAGAACGCCGCTCGGATTTCTTGCTGGCTGACCGCTTCAACGCCTTGAACCCGGGCTGTGAGGATTCAACACCTTTCATGCGTGGATCTTTCAAGATGGACTCCCTTCAATAAGTCTTGTCACCACGACGACGAGATTGCTTTCTTCGTCTACGGGCCATACCGGCCTCCTAGTAAAAGAGGCGACCAGCCCCTGGACCGGTCGCCCTGTGGTGAACCAGCCCTGACTACTTTTTGTGGGAACGCCGACGACCCTTTTTGCCACGATTACGAACTTCAAAAGATCCCAACATGGAGGCCTCCTTTCTGCGTCACTTGTCAGTGGCGCTCAATCACTTTCGTGAGAGCTTACTACCCATCACCGAGTTGACGCAGGCGGCACACCAGCCTTCGAAGGTCCGTATTGCTGAAGTAGATTCTGAGCGGAGTGATAGAGTAATTCCTCATACTCAGGAGTTCCATCACCGGTCTCTTGAATCTTGGACTTGTGGAGATCAAACATGGTCGCCACTTGTCCATTGATGGCTAGCTGAATTCCCAGCCGCCAATCTTCCCAATCGGTGCCTTGCCTCAGGATTTCTACGGTGTTGCCACGAACGACCATCTCAGGGACCACAATAGCAGGGGGAGAGAAATGTCAAGGTAGGTAATTTCGTAGTTTCGCTACTCGGGCAGACGAATCCACCAGCGCCCATTGGGTTCCTGGTAGACAGCTACTCCAAACACGATGATCTCTCCACTCTGACACATCTGCTGAGTACGGCGGATGGAGCGGCGATAGAGAATGGAGAATTCCTTTAATGTGACCCAATGAGATTCCGGAGCAAGTACCCAAGGAGGAGTAGTGGATTCCAGTCGCTGAAGAATGGTATTCATTACCGGACTGTTCGTCCTTTCTTGATGGTCTGTAATGCACGCATCGCATTTTCCTGTTCCGCTTTCTCAGCAATCTCCTTAGCACCGGGCCAACCAAGAGTAGTCAGCATAGTCTCGTTATCAATGACACCTGCCTGCTTCAGCATAATGGCTGATTTTCTGAGATTCTTAGCGCTCATAACTTCTAAGCTTCCCGGATCAACCATAATGTTCCAGGAAGAGTAATCCTGGATGGGGGACCACTCGGTCATTGAGAACTCGCCCTCTTCCATGGTGGGGAACTTCAGGCCACGCCGCTCACCAAAGAATTTGGCCAGCAAGTAGAAAACTAGCTCTGCTGTTTTCTGAGTAGAGCGTGCAGACATCCGCGCACGAAGTTTCGTAAGCTTAGAAGACTCTTCAATAGCCGATTCGTAGAGCTCGACCGAGAGGTTCCCAGCTCCGGGTTGTCCACCTCGGGCCCCAGAATAGCCCTGTAGTTCTGCTTGGGTAGCGAGCGCATATTTGATGTACTCCAAGTAGCTGGCTGGGAAAGCATTGGGAGTGATGAACTTGGGCTCCCCGTGGTTCATGTTGACGACTTGGATCTCCCCAGGAAGTCCTCCGAATTTATCTGCATCAAGCCCGGAGCCATCGGGAAGTAACCAGATGCCGTTGTTACAACGATATGCGTTTTCAAAGGCCTGCGTAAGAGAACGCTCAGCAAACTCTTGTAGAGTGCGTGTGTAACGGATAGGAGGAGGAGCCCAAAAACCTTCCAGTTTGGGCAGACCCCAATAGGGTATGAATGGAAACTTTCTATGCGGTGTGGGATTATCCCCATCGTATAGGACATAGCCATCTCCGTCGATTGTAAGGCGTCCATTGGGGAACCTCAATTTAAACTTGGATGCAGATAAGAATTTGTCGGTGGACTTAGAGCCCGCTGCCTCTTTCACCTTTTCTGGAGTGGGATCTAAGGTGTAGCAGAAACGCACGTTGACCAGGCCCGAGGATGGCACGCCCTTGGAGGCTGGCGCGCCTCCCATGCTGGTCATTGGACCGAATGGCATGGACATGGAAGGGACCGTGCCGCCTACTGGATTACGGGCAGATGGCCGGGGTGGTACCCGGAAGCCGGTGTCCGGCCAGCGCCGTCTGACTGCATCGAGCGTCATGGGCCGGGTATAGACCACGTATTCCCAAGTGTCATCTAAAGCTGTCGGATCGGGATCGAAGTCATCAGGATCAATCGCATCCAGCCATACTGAGCCCCTGCCGTTATAGGCAAAGGGATCTATCCCTGCTGCCAAGATGCCGGTGCCCCCGAAATTAGCCCATAACTGAGCCATCATGATGGAAAGGGAATACCATTCCTGCTTCCAGATGCCGCGATAGATGCGCTCCCGCTCACTATCCCGCTTGCCATCTTCTCCGGTGAGATAGATTACGGGAGTATTCTCGGAAAGCTCGGCAGTCTCTGACAACATAAACATTTGCAGCTGGGGAACATCGACATGAGGACGGAAGATTAAGGGACCGGTACCTTGGGCAGCATCGAGAGAATAGAAGTCCTTTACGTTACGGAACCAGTCGGGGCCTAAGAGATCACACTTAGCATCTTTGGCAATTCTCTGCAGAAGATCAATTTGCTGAATAATAGTGGGGCGCTCGTCAGAACCGGACTGGTTGGCCTTCATCGACCAAGAGGGACCGGTCATGACAGCAGTGCTCATTGGAGCTTAGCTCCTTGGCCTGACAACCACTCTTCCAGATATTCCTGCGGAGATTGACCCGCATCGCCTTGCTGGCCCTTGAGCATCTCTTCAATGTTGGCTTCGGCTGAAATCAGATCTTTTAGGGAGACGGCAATGGGGCAAAGTATGCCAGCGTTCTCTGCTAAGGCCTGCTGCAACCACATCCAGGCAGCCACTTTTTCCTTTTTACGCTTGCTGGCAAATTCCGTGAAGATCTGGGAGAGGGCTTGCTGGGGAGTTATTGTCGTTCGTCCGGAGGGGGCATGTTGCCCACTACTGCCGCTCCCTGTTCGCGCCATTGGCGCAATTGATCGTCCCGCATCCGCTTCTCCATGGCTGCCAGAATCTGGTCCTCCGTCATCACGCGGTGCTTCGAGGGCTCGGAGGATTGAGTCTGCGGTTGTGGGCTTGTTTGCGTCCATCCCGATCCCCTGACTTCGGCTACTACCAGTGATGGTGAACCCGAGCGTAGCACTACCTGTTGGGCTGGTACGTCCCAGTCAATGAGCACTTTACCACCGGAATCTAATTTCTCCAAGGACTGTGCTGAAATCCGTAGTTCACCACCGGCCTGGTCAATGAGGCCCAGTATCAAAAGGGTGAGGTAGCTCTCCCGGGAGAGGGCTCCCTGGGTACGAGGGAAGGCGTTCATGATCATAGTCGGCCAGCCTCCATGTTGTAAAAGGCACCGAGCGGCGTAAATCCATTACCACACCACATCTTCCCACCATAAAGTCCCCAAGCTTGCCAAAAATGTAGATACGGCATTTGCTTCATCAGTTCAGCACGCACCGGGCAAGCAGGCTGATTCGCGGGTTGGCTTAGCTTTATCATGCTGGTATCCACACGGTCCCATTGATACTTGGCATATTCCAGCCACCATTTATCAATCAACTCCACTCCCGTCTCAGCGTTCATTATCATAGTCGGCTTCGCCTCACTGGCTTGCTATATATTATCCTTAATATTGCTACCCAAATTATTGCTAAAAAAATCACACCACCCAAGACCAACCCAAAATTCTCTATCATAGCCAGCCTCGTTTCTTGGCTTCTTCATCATGGTCGTAGCGGTCACGGTCGCGCAGCAACTGCTTGTAGACCGCTGCTGTCACCGAGCCCAGATGCTCGAAGGTAGATTGCGGGTGGAGTTTCGATAAGGCCCGAGAATCGTGTTCGGCATCGGTAGATAGCTTGCTGGTGGCTCCCTCTAATCTTCTGGGGTGCCATTCAGATCTCGCAACATTAGCGAGCATGGTGGCCATGAGAATATCGTCGTGACCAAAGGCAATTTCCCAGCGTTCCCAGGAATCCTTGCGGGTGGCCACATCCATCTGGCGCACTACTTCTTCATCCCGAATGGTGATCATGCGATGGAGAATTGACTCCCGGTAGGTGATCAGCAGTCGCTCTCTTGAGCGGTAGGTGGTTTCCCAGCCATAGGTACCACCCCGTTTGCCTGCCGTGAATCCGGGAGCCACTTTGTCGTCACGTGTGCCTCGCCAGCGATATAGGTTAGGGTAATGAAAATAGTCCCTAAGTCGCATTTGACACCAGAGTCCAAGATTTCCGGTGAGCTCAATGCACAACATTCCTTTGTTGTAATAGTGACCAATATAGTGACACAGTCGGGCGAGGTATTCAGGGTCCACACGCTGTGCGTAGCGCAAAACTTGATGGCCAGTTTCCCCGTCGAGCCCGACGATAGCAGCAAAGTCTCCTTCATCTTTTCCCCGAGCGGCATCGACGCCGAAGTAGTAACGGTGATCCTTAATAGGTGGCTCCCACTGGAAGACCGGGGAGACATCGTTGGGTTTGCAGTAGATATGGGAAGAAGTGGAAGAAGCCTCACCTGCAATCTCAACACGCTTGTAGGACTGGATGGTGTTGCGGGCAATAGCCATTTCTTCCCGGGTGAAAGCGGGCTCGCCGGTGGAAATAAAGGCCACGTCTGGCGTGACTGGAAATTCTTGGTCAAAGATTTCTACGTAGCCCCGGCAGGCTGGGGAATCAATGGTCATGCGTCGCCATGCGATTTGCTGAGAAGTGGCTTTGATGAGCTTACCGTCAATATTGATGCCCTCATGCATGAGCAGGCGTTCGTCATCGTCTTTAGGAGCATCCGGCACCGGGTGATCGTAGTCCACACAAGTGGGATCAATCAGCCAAGAGAGAAAGATGGGAGTGAATTCCGTGTCGCCCCGTACACTGGCATTCCAGAACTCGTAGAAGACTTCACCGATTCCCGTTCTACCGTTAGCAGTAGTCTCAACTGCAATAATGGTGTCGTGAGATCTGGGGACTGTGGGAAGGAGAGCTGCAAAGGTACCCGAGCCGGGGTAGAAAGCGGCTTCTGAGCAATGCAGGTCTGTAAGCGACATGCCACGGCCACCTTCTACGTTGCCTGCGGTGGCGATAGAAAGAAAGGAATCACCGGTCGCGTGCGGGAAGGTGATCTTATGCTGGGTCATACCTTGGAGATTGAGAATGGACTTCAGAGGTTTCTGGCCAGTGAGGGCCTCGCATACTAGCGCCTTGGGAGTCTTGAACAATTCCTTCGAAGACTTGAAATCGTGAGTCGTGATTAAGGAATTCACTCCCGACTTGCCAGCACAGTGAACTGCCATGAGGGCATCGGTGTAGGTAGAGATGCCTTGGCGACGGGCCTTGAGAATCACTACCCGCATGGGCCGGTTGGCCAGGTGCTGTTTCTTGAGAGCAGTGTGGACCTTACGTTGCGAAGGATTGAGACTGAAAGGGATGAGACGTTGGGTGAGTTTATCCCGGATGGGTAAACGAACCAGAAACTCTTCGGCGCGGTCTAGGTTAAACATAAGCTATGCTTGATTGACCTGCTTCTGGCGAGGAGTGGAGCGGGCATGGCTGGGCATGTTGCGAGCCAGCAGGCAATTCTGACTGCAGTAATAAGAATTCTGAGGCATGTGATGCTCGTCGCGTTCTGTCAATATCTGGAAGCCTCCAGACTTAGAGATATCAATCATGCGACCACAGGTCTTACAGAGGGCTCGGTGGGTGCCTGCTTCCATCTGCTCCTGGCGTTGGCGGCGAGCCAGGGCTACGGCTGTTGAAGCAGCTGAAAGGGCATTAAGCAAGATGCCACAATCGGGGTAAGTGATGGTATCGAATGGGATCTTTTCCAGTTGGTGGATTAAATCCTGAGGCGTGAAGGACGCACGCTTCACCACCTCTTCCACTGGCTTCATCTTGCGTGCCCGAGGAATCGGAGCCACCACCACATCATTGGCCACGGGATTAAGTTGAGTCTCAACTTCTGCTTGCGGTGCGGCTCGCTTGGCAGCCCGCAAAGCCCGCATTTTTTCGCCAAAGGCTTTCTTCTGGTCTTCAGTCCAGCTACGCGGCATGGATTTTCTCCTTGGGCTTCTCAGAAGTTAGAAAGCAAACCGTGCCACACTTGCGGCAGTAAACTTCGGTGATATCTACAAACTGATCAGTTACCGCCAAAGAAGTTTTCTGCATTTTTACCACGAAATCATGCTGATCGTCAGGACAAGCCATTAACGTTCTCCTTTGGGTAGGGAATACTCTGGCCGGGATGACCAGAAGCGTTGGCGGGCGCGGATCTCTTCAATATCGCGCTCATACTTGGCTTGAATGGATTGCTCGCGGGTGGAGGGCTTGACGACTGCCCGGGTGGTGCCACAGCCGTGGGCGAATAACCAAGCCTCAGGGGTTTCTCCCAACAGAAACATAGTCTTGTCGCGTTGCGGGCAGTTGCCCCAGTGACACTTGGGAGCCTTTAGTTGTCTCATTGAATCTCTCCATGCAGAAAGCGGCCCCGGGTGGTGCGGGGGAATTCCAAGGTGAATCCCAGTAAGGTCAATCCCCAGAAATCCGGGGAGTAGAAGATTCCCAACATGGAGACTCCCCAGATACCCGGCGGCATTCTCCTCCACTGGCTAATGAGTCTCACTGAGCGCCTCTTCGGTGGCAGCGTCGAGTACCTGCAATGATCCGGTGTAGTCCATGTAGCCAGAGTGAACAAGTTCCACCCAAGGGGCTGCATAAAGCTCGAATCCGGCAACCCGGGCCAGTTCCGAGAATCCCCAATCTTCGGAATGGTATTGTCTCGCACCACTGCCCAGAGGATAGCGCACATCCGGGCCAATGGGAAAAAAGTCGTAGCCGGTGCGATTCTTAAATAGGGGCTCGTCACCAGAGTAGTCGAAGGTAATGGAGTCTCCTAGTTTGGTGATCATGGTCTCAAACACCCGGCGCTGGATGCGAAGAAAGCCGGTTCCCAAGTGACGGACTTCGATAGGATGATCGAGGGAGAACTCACCGGGCTGAGACCAGTTCATCACTGGGATGAAGCCATAGTAGGGTAGCTGGTCGGGAACCACTCCTGCCTTGGAGGCTTGGATTATCCTCGACCAGTCCAGCTGCTTGCGGGGATAGACTCCCCCAATGATAGGCTCAGGTGAAGCCACCAGAGAGAGAGCATCTTCAGTGGAAAATGAAATGTCAGAGTCGACAAATAAGAGGTCCGTGTCTTGGGTATCGAGGAAGTGGGCTACCAGCCGGTTGCGGGCGCGGGGAACAAGCGAATCGCAGCCCACATATTTCTGGCCCAGATGGATGCCACTCTTCATGCAGGAGAGCGAGAGATTGAGTACTGACTGGAAGAATCCAAAGTGCAGCATGTTGCCGTAGAGGGGGGAGGCTAAAAAGATGCGATGCTGGCGGAGGACTTTCCAGTCAATGGCGGGTTTCATGCGGCCTTCCCCAACTCTTGCTGCTGAGTTTCAATCGCGTACTGGGCTAGTCTTTCGGTAGTAGAAAAGCAAACAAACTTGAGATGGATTCTCCGGTGGAGCGACAACCACCTGGCCTTGCCTTCTTCCGTTTCCCAGAACCGGCCATCCAAGTGCATATAAGAGAGCGCTTCCATGAGCTCTGGCTTAGGCAGTTGCATGCAGGTAGTTGGGGGGCATTGATCCAAGTCCAAGAATAATGGTATGGCCCCGTTAGCCATGATCTCATAGTGGCGCAGGCAATCCCAACCACCCTTTTTTACCGTGAAGGCAAATAACGATTGCGCGTAGTCGGAGTAGTAGTCACGCTCATTATTGTAGATGTAGGTGGAGCGGTCACGGGGGTCGATGAGAGCTCGCACCCGGATACGGGGCAGGCGTAGAGTGCCGATCTTCTCCTTGGGGATAGCGAAGTGAATGGGGAATATTCCCGGCAGTGATTCCGGTAGCTCGCGCTTGAAGTAGAGCCCGTGCTTGTGCAGATTGTAGAGTAAAGAGGATTGGTCTTCCCCGTCGATCAGTAAAATCTTTTCTCGCGGGTAGGTGGAGACCACCAGGTCGAAATAGGGCTGGTAGCGCTGAATGGAGCCGTAGATGATGAGATCGAACTCCCGGGAGGCAATGCGATCCGGAATATGGTTGCGGTCAATGGGGATGTCAGGGAGCAGGCCGTAGAGAGTGAAACCCTTTCCATAAAGAGTAGAGATGGGGTAGCCCTGGTAGAGTGGGCCCACCTTCTGATGATCAATCACCTCATTCCCGTAGAGGGTGCGCAGCCCGTGCAGAAGCATGTCACACTGATAATCTGCCATCAGGCCAGGGGATAGAAATAGAATTCTCATTGGGGATCTTTCACGATGACGCCCAGCCCCCAAGTACCGGGGTAGATGAAGTAGCGTAGTTTTCGCTCGCGCACCGCTTTGAAGAATTGCTCGCCTACGTATTGCGAGGGCCAGTCCCCACCTTTGACTTCGTTGGTGAAGTTGGGAAGTGGAGTAATGTCGTGGCAGAGAATTAAACCGCCCGGGCGAACCCAGCGTAAGGAGTTTTCAAGGTCCTGCTGGAAGCCTTGCTCTGAGTGGTCGCCGTCGATGAGGGCCAAATCGAATGAACTGTCTGGGAATACGCAGGCCTTGGAGTCTTGGCAGATGACTCGCCACTGGGGGTGGGTCCAGAGACCGGAGCAGTCTTGAATGTCGACGGAGGTGAGGTGGCCACCTTTTTCTTCGAGGCCCAGCAGGAAGGCGCTAGTGGAGGCACCATCCCGGATACCAATCTCCAAGATCTGGCCCTTGGCTAGACTTCTGAGAGTGGGCAAGAAATCTTTCATGTCGCCCTCGCGGCAGCCCTCTTGGTACCGTAGGAGGATGGGATGGTTGCCATTGCTAGAAGGCGGAGCCAGCAGATGTTTTACCGATTGAATGAAATCCATTTTCTGGATGGCCTGGAAGGCTTGTTGCTCGCGTTCCTGGCGGTCTGAATCACTACGCAGATAAACCAAGCAGGCAGCCAGTAGGTCCTCGTAGCGATGCCACTCCAAAGCTCTGTCTAGGTCTTGGGCATAGACTTCTGTATCAGCCGCCAGCTCTGAGATCACGCATTTGGAGTTGGCTAATAGAAATGACACTCGGACGATATTGAACAGATTTCTGCCATCATGGTTTACGTTGAGGCAGATCTTGGCTCGGGAGATCAACTGGTCTCTTCCACCTCCATAGCAGGAATCAGTGGCGACCACTTTCAGACCTGCTTGGGTGAGCTGCTGGATGAGCTTCGATCTTCTGGGAGTCAGCCAGCCCGCAAAGAAGACGTCGATGTCTTGGGTGGCTGCTTTGGGGATGCGGGTTAAATTGGGAGTGTAGCCGATGGGGAGGTGACGGGCCTCGATGCCACGGGCTTGCCAGTCAGCCACATTAGATGCCAAGTAGTCCCACACTTTTTTGCCCTGGACCATGCGTCTCACATTTTCCATGGAGGGATGAGAGGGTTGTTCCAAGTTGAAGATTACTGAGTTGGGAGGGATCTCGGAGTCTTGGGAGAGCAGTTCTGCTCCGAAGATCACATTGGTAGCGTCTGGGGTAGCAGTGAAGGCATTCTCAGTGGACATGGTTTGGTGGTTGAGTGCTGCCAAGGCCCAACCCAAGGAGTCCTTGACTTCTGAGAAGGCAGAGGCGTGGAGAAAGCCTTTGGGTCTAATTGTGACCAGATTGAACTTTGCCATTTAATTCCTGCTCGATCTCGTGTTTGCATTTCTCTAGAAGCAATCTCACCACATCCCCCAACTTTCTGTGATTCTCAGCAGCCAACCGTTTCAGCCATTCCTTCAACTCCGGACCTGCTCGAAAGCAGATGGTGTAGGGAAGATCTGCCATTACAACTCCCGGTCGATCCGAGCCAGCACTGATTGAATCTCATAGAATACTTGGCGATTGGTAAAGCGTAGGACTCGGTAGCCAGCAGACACTAACCGATCATCTTTTTGGGAATCCTGATCCTTGCGATAGTTGTGGATGGAGCCGTCGACCTCGACCACAATCTTCTTCTGGGGATGTACAAAGTCTGGGATGTATCCCCGGATGATCTGCTGGGCCAATAATCCCCTGAGCTTGAGATCCATCCAGAGTCTCTTCTCAGCAGGAGTAAGATTCCTTCTCAGATGCTCAGCAAACTCTGCTTTGGTGTGGATGACTACCTGCTTACCAGGACGGGTCCTCTTCTTCTCTCGCTTAGCTATAAACCAACCATAGTTAGTAAGAATTTTCACAGAATTCTCTTCTGGCTATTCTCTGTCAAGTGGTTTATTTCTGTCTTGTTATCAGTAACTTATAAATAGTACTTGACTTCTGAAAGCTAATGTGATCCCCTTCTTTTGGGAATCATCCCCTACCCCAGTCGGCCCCCCCCTAATTCCCTATACCATAGATCGTGATGCAAAGTATACAGTGGAATGCTCTGGAATTTCTGTGGGTACACGGTGGGTCCGCACAGGCGCGGGTAAGCAAGACAAGCAATGGGGGCTCGGTGAGGCGCTGGGGAACATCCCTTGGGTTGCTACTGATCGACTGGGCCATACATGGCGACTACCTGAAAGCGCTTGCGTCGCTTCTTCCATGATCTATAGGCTAATCGCTGGTTATAGTTTGGCGGGTTGCCGTAGCGTGCTACACGGTTAGCGGCTGCTCGCAAGGCAGCTTTGAGATAGCGCGTTAGACGATTACGGTGTTGCGGTCGATTGCAATATTCAGCGTAGAGCTCATCAGAGCGCCTGCACTCCTCTTGAGTGTAGGGATGAGAGCGGTGAGAGCGTAATCCGTGTAAGTCTCTTATCCTTTGCACGGTACCAGACTAGCAGTAGACAAGCGCTCATTCAATTCAACCGCTTGCATATTTACTCCATTTTATGCAGTAGCCTGTGGAAAACTATAAGTAATAGATAATAATAGACTTATAGTAATTATAAAATCTCTCTTTACATGCTTAAAAGCTTGACATAGTGCTTACAGTCTGGCATACTGTGAGTGCATCAAAGGACTGGCGGGCGCAAGTAAGTGGGCCGTGTGCCGTAGCGCTCCCAACGTGGCCAGTACCCACGGGCCTGAGGACTTTCCACGATTGCGGTACCAACCGCACATAAGCTGCGATTAAGCGCAGACATGGCCGACTAGGGCGCGACAAGCCCACAATTCCAATCAATGAAATGAGACACTACAATGGCACGTAAAGAGAAATCGCAGACTGCTAAGACCATGGCAGCCCTGAAAGATGCGGAAGTGAAGAAAGCTCCCAAGCCCATATTCACTCCCACGCAAGTCATTGAGCAAATCACTGACAAGATGTCCAAAGAGAATGCCACGTTGACCAAGTCTGAGTTAACGGGTGCGCTTATGGACTTCGCAGACGAAGCGAACTCCCGTATCAGTATCGGGATGCACTTCCTTAAGCTGCAGGTTCCACTGGGCTCTGATTTCACTACTACTCTGCAGAAGTTCGCAGACGCGGTGAATCGTTCGATGAGCGCTCTTTGGTCATACATTGGACTGGCGCGAGCATTCTCCTTTGAATTTCAGCGCAACCCAGTTGCACGCCAGCAACTGAGTCTCGTTTGGGATGCGAAAGGGTGCTTTGATCCTGCCAATGGGGAACTAAAGCCCGTAGTTGCAGAGGTTCTCAAAGACCTACCAATTCCGGAGAGTAAAGACGGTGCCGAGTGTGCAGTTTGGGCACGCCGTTTTGCCAATGAAATCAACGAACGTGTGAAAGTGGCACGCAAGGCGAACACGGGCAAGACGTGGACCGCTGAGGTAGTTGCTCAGAAACACGGCAGTTTGGTCAAAGCGGCAGTTGCTTTTAACAAAGTCTGCAGTGGCAGGCTTGTGTCAAAGATGCTGGCGGCCATGTTCGTTGCCATGGCTACTACCGAAGGGAAAAATCCTTCCGTAGTAATCGGAATCATTGCCGAAGCACTCAAGGACACTCAAGCTCAGTTGCTTGAACTTGGCCTTGAGAAACGCAAACTGGCTGTAGAGGTTGATTCCGAGCAGTCCGCTCGCAAGGCTAGCTAGCCATGGAGCTAGTAATTCTGCTACTGGCAGAACTACTCTTCCTGCTACTGGCTGCAGGCTACAACTAAACTTGACAATGGCCTACTGGGTTAGATTCCCAGTGGGCCTATTTTTTTGTCTCAAATTGCCAGCAATCCCGCTATTCCCTGCCCGTAATCCCTGCCTGTAATCCCCTAATAATCCCCCTTAAACTACCCCATAAACTTGATTTAACTACTTTATTATGATATACTTATTATAGAGAGTTGGGGAAGATCAATAAGGCCATTGAAACTACTTCAATGGCTGCCATTCTCTGAATTGCTACGCAATTCTGTACAAGTAGCTTCGCTACTCACTGTTGTACCCAAAACAACTTCAAAACTTGGAGTCAATATGCTTACTGTTGAAACCACAGAAAGCAACTTGCATATTTTTCTGTTGCTTACTGGGCATGCCTTTGAGAATGGCGCACGTAGTGCGACTGTAGATGCTAACCGTTCCCATGGGTTCTATTGGGCCCAGCGCTGGCTGGCTAGACAGATCCTGGGAGCCAGCTGGATTGACTGGCTGTCGACTGCCGCATAGGCCCATAGAAACTACTCTCTTGCCTATTGCTGCTATTACAAAACAAAGGAGTTAGTATGTTTTTCTGTGAAGAATGTAGAGTAAAAAACGACTATCCCACTAGCCTTGGGTACCCCTACATGGGAACTTCCTACGGCAAGTGTGAGCTATGTGGCAAGATCCGGGTATGCCACGATGTTCCTACTCAAGCCTTATCTACTAAGACAAACAAGCCAAAGGAGTAATCCCCATGAAAATATGGCTGGTTATACTGTTAGGCAGCAATCTGCTGTGGCTCATCTCCTACCGGGGCCATGGACGGGTAGAATATCAACGGGGTGCCGCTGCTGGCTACCTGAAAGGCTCCCAAGACAGCCAGGCACTCTACTTGGAAGATCTCAAATTGTGTGAGTCTATCCCGTAATACCAGTCAGACCCCTCTCTTAAAATCAACGCTAGCCCTAATTGCAGCCCCGTGGCAAGGACTTTAGCCCATAAGGCAGGTGAAACTACATGCAAATCAAGGTAGGGCTTCCGGGTGGCCCCTTCTGCGATTTCTGTGGATCTTCAGAAATTGTTAAAGACTACGATTGTGAGGATTACCAGATCCCCGTGGCTATTCCGGGTGGAAAGACAGTGGGCTTGGGATCTACTGGGAAATGGTCTGCCTGCCAGATATGTGCTGATCTCATAGATGCTGGGGATAGTCAAGGCTTGGCTGACAGAGCAGCAGAGAAGTTTACCGAGAAGTATGGTATCCCCATGGTCAGTGAGCTAAGAGCCTTCTTGCAAGATCTCCATGGCCAATTCTGGAAACTCAGAAAGTAATCATTCCATAAGCCCGTAGACACGAAGTAGACACGCGAAGCGTGGCTCAAGGGTTGAGGGCGGTCTCAAGCCTATTATCTTGGCCTATTACTTCGTCTATACCCTAGTCGGAGGAAACAACAATGAAATACAACATGCTGTTGCTGTTGTGCTCGGTACTGGGTACTTGTTACTCGGTACTATCCCAAGACTCGTGCTCTGCCTATAGCCACAACTTGGGACCGTTTCCCACCTATACTCCCAATGGCATTGATCATGTCAGTGGGAACCATACCTTCGTAAACTACATGTCTGGGAGTTGTGCTTACTCGGGAGATGCCGGGCCCTGCGATACTGTGGCCAAGGCTAAATCCCAGTCGCTGATGGAAGAGAGTGGCTCTATCACGGGTGCTCCCCTCTATGTCCATGAGACGGCTACCGCTGACCAGGGAGGTCTCGCTACAGCCTCAGGTTCGTCAGTGGCTAGTGCTTCGGCAGAAGGCGGAGGAGCGGTAACCCGCTGTGCTTCCTGCTCGTTTACCATGACACTCTCAGGACCCGGGGGAACTTTCTCCTTCAGCCAGACCCCGCGCTGGTCGACCAAGCAGTCGTACACCAATACCTGCCCCGCGCACTCGGTACCGGTAAATAGCTGTGGGGCCCCTAAAAGTCTCATTAACCCCTGTGGACCTTCGCCTATTCTGATTGACACAGCTGGCCAGGGCTTCCACTTCACCGATCCCGCGAAGCTCGATGGCTATGTGACCTTCCGTTTTGGTGGGGCACTTAAGCGCGTCTCTTGGCCCGACTGGCACTACGAGAATGGCTGGCTGGTATTGCCAGACGCCAATGGGGTAGTCGATGACGCCGATGATCTTTTTGGCAACTACACCGCCCACTCCAATGCCGATTACACCCCGTTTAAGAACACAACTGATCCCAATGGCTGGCTGGCGCTGGCCTTCTACACTCAGCCCTCTCAAGGTGGCTCAGGCTCAGGCGTTATTGACAGAGGGAGCCGCATCTGGAATAAATTGCGCGTCTGGAAGCCCAAGCATTGCCACTTGAAACCCGATGAAGCTTGTGTGGCTCTGGATAGCGAGTTATTCCGGCTGGAGGAGCTGGGCATCCACTCCATCTCGACCGTCTACACCGTGGTTGACCAAGTGGATAAAATCGGCAACCAATGCAGCTTTGTGGCGCTCATTAATCCCGATCCGGGAGAACGCCAGAAATCCCATGACTCGAAGCTAGCCTGTGATTTCAATCTGGCAGTGAAGAAGTAACTGGAGGAAACTTGTCTGAAGACTTGCTAGACCTGCCCAATTTATCCCAGCTGTCAGAGTTAGGCCTGCTGGAACTGGTAGCTGGGATACTTATTCTGCCCGGTCCCGTGTCAGACGACGACCGCAAGAAGTTAAACGCTATCAACAACGAGTTCATCCGAAGAGACTCCCATGAGTGACCCAATTTTGAAGCAAGCTGCCATTGTGCGGGCCATTACCCAGGACAGAGTCGAATGGACTACTGAGCACCGCCACATACTCAAGCTACTCCACGACCGTCAACCCATACCCACTGATACACCCCAATCCATTCTGAAAGACGTGCATCTCTTGCTGGCTATGTTCCAGTTTGTAATCCATGGAACCAATGAAATGACGGGAGAATATGAGCCCGAGAAAGAGAGTTACCAGTGATCACACTTGACTCAAACAATCCCCCACTGGGTATCTGGTTTGTAGCCACGCCCGATGGCCAGTCTGACTTCATGGGCTGTCTCCAGCCCCACCCCGACGAAGGTGGAGTATTCATCTTCGATTGCCGCTTCCGGGTCTACCATGATGGTGAAGTATTTGACTCCACCGATGAAAAGCGCTGGTGGCATGTAGAGGACAAGACCTCTAAAACTCCTGACAATGCTATCCACAAGATCCGCCAGATTGTATTCACCATAGCTTCCATGTATCCCCGGGATGAAGGGAATCCTCCTGAGGTAAAGGAGCTGCTCTACCGGGATTACGGGGACTTCCATAAATTCATGGAAGCTTTCCAGTCCCAGCCCTGGAGCTTTGCCAAGATGGTATCCAAAGAAGAAGCAGAGAAATATGTGAAGGAAGGTAAACAATGACTGTTGTAGTTAACTAACACGAAAAGGAGAAGTACCATGCAACTCAACGCAGAAGTCCCACTGGCGTATATTGTTGGTATCGAGATACGCGCTACTATAGCTGGCCGCAATGCAGTCGAGCTGAAATGCTTTGACTGCAATCTTCCCTTGCCACCTGATTCTCAGGAAGGCAGGTCCATCATCACCATGACCCTTCATACCACCGAGGGTGATGTGCAGATGCAGGCAGTCACCGCTCCCTGCTCCGCACTACAGCCCTTCAAGCCCAAGGGCTACATTGCTGAGGAAATGCTGCGCAAGGCACTGGCGGGAGAACGGGAAGCCGTCATTCTCGAAAAGGTCACCACTCCCATCATTCCAGCTGCTGTCTAGCTTGACTTAGCTGACCACTGGTAGCATACTGTTTACATCCCTTAGCGAGCCCATTTTGTCCAATGAAATTAGGGGGTGATGGGATGGGTTCGCTAATTTTCTTCCCGAGGTATAGCAAAGTGGAAATCCAACAACTCAATCAAGTTGCTGATAAAGCCATTCAAGCTGCAGAACGTCTGCGCGACTACTTGGACCAGTTCCCCGTGAAACAACAACGCAAGATGTTAGAGAGAATCAGAGAGTGTGATTCTGATCCCGACTATCAACCCTGGGGTGGGCTGTTTCGTCATCCCAACTTCCCGCAAAGGAGAGATGAAGATCTATGAGTCAGCCGGATACCGCTGAATTCTTCAGAAAAAACTCTGCCATGAATCAAGAGTATGAAGCTTGGCAGAATATTATGAAAGAGTTCAAGCGCTTAGACATCGACATGAACAAGCCCAAGTATAACCGACTGATTAAAGCTATCTGTGTCTGGGGAGAGCGCTTGCATGAATTGCGTTCTGGGCAGACTCCGGAGCAAGTCCAGAAAGCCCTTGCTATGAACTTGAACGACTATGAATCAGCGAAACGGGAATCCAGATAACCTGAGCACGCGGGACCGAGGACTGAGCGTTAGCGAAGTCCGAAGGAGGAAGTGCGGTCATGAAGAAAATGCTGAATATCAATGGAATTCCCATTGAAGTAGTCCCCGATCAGACAGTAATTGATTCCCAGGCTCCCATGATGGTGGTGCGGCTGGAAGATGCCCATAAGCCCTTGGATGAGTACTACATTCCGGGTACCGTTGCAGGCTACTACTGCTCGGTATGCAGCCAAGAATGCATACTAGCACCCTCGGGACAAGCCATTCACTCGGTAGGTAAGAATCCCTTGGTGTGCTATCGCTGTCTGTTTGCCATGAAGGGAGAAAGCCAATGACAGCCGATGAAGAATTAGCTTATATCTTTATAGAGATAATGAATGGCAGAGGCAACCATGGCAGCTTTCTGCGATCCTTTGCGACCGCAGTAGCCTTTGCTGATGCAGATAACTTTTCTATTCTACGCCCGGTGGCCCATGCCTTAGTGGTGAAATACAATTTACGCCGTTATCTGGAGGATTGCCGTGAGCCATCCCAAAGACCTGTCTCGTGAGGAGCTTATGTTGGCAGCCGATGAAGCCCTGAGGCGCTATCCCGGCTCCAAAGTGCATTTCAAGTTTACCTGCCAGCACTGTGGTCACAGATGCATGCTGGCAGATGAGAATACCTTGTGGGAAAGTGGGGAATGTAATCAGTGTGGCCAGCTGACTACTATTACCCATGGGGGATTCTCGCTGCTGCTGTCAATGGGAGACACCCATGCCAAGCCCTAATGAGGCGCGTAGCACCGCTAATGAGACGAGCGTGCGGGCGGAGTTTGAGTGCTTTTGCGAGCGAGTTGGCGAGGAAGATCGTTGTGGATGCCGATTAGCTTACGCTGCAGGCATGGCCCGAATGCGGGAGATGGCGAGCAAGAAAGCTGCGAACTGGATGGGCACACAAAGGGGATTGTCTGAGGCGATTGGCAAGCTCCCAGCCGCTCCGGGCGCGGAGGGAGAGAGCTGAATTGATCTACCTAATCAATTGATGATTTAAGTATGGTTGGAGGGGTTATGAGTTGGACCGCGTTGGCAATCCACATTTTCCTAGCGGGAACGGCATTCGCCGCCCTTGGTGTGATCCTAGCCCATTTTGTGTTGCAGTATCCTCCTGGGGAAACGCCGTCCCCGCTGTATGCTGCCCCAGTGAGCATAATACTGTTTGGCTTCCTTGTGGCCGATGCAGCCGCCGTGTTCGCAAGAAACTAGTTTAATCTGCATACTTTAGACATATGTTGAGTGAGGGGAAATATGATTAAGCGAGAAGAACTGACTAATCCAAATAGTTGCATGGTTCGCGCCAAAGAGGATGAAATGACCTTCGTATTGCTTGCTCGCGACATCGCCGCTCCCTTTGCGATTCGAGCATGGATTCACGAGCGCATTCGCCTAGGCAAAAACCGAGTAGATGACGCGCAAATTCAAGAGGCACTAAGGTGCGCTAAAGCTATGGAAGATTCTCAAATTTAATCATCAATTGAGTTGTCTGATTAAACTAGCGGTCTGCGCTGGAGAGCACGAAAACTTGATTTAAGCATCTATAAGTAGTATAATGGTATTAACAGTTGAGAACAAGTTAGATCACCGCTTGATTAAGTCATTTCAATCACCACCAATCCCAAAAATCCAATCCACAATTTGGAGTCACTATGACATATTCTGTGCTGCAAGTAGTGCAGAAGCATTTCCCCAAGGTCACCATGGTGCGCGATGCTACCCGGGCCTTAGAGATTGAAGTCACCGTCCAAGATGGCAAGGAAGCCAAGAAGCGCAACCATGATGAATGTGCCATGGCCAAGGCCTGCAAGCGGGCCTACAAGGCCGACGGCGTAATACTTTCAAGATCAGTAGCTTACTTAATCAAGGGAACATTAGCGATAAGATTCAGCGTGCCGGAAGCAGTCTCCCGGGAAATTGTCTCATTTGATCGCGGTGGCGGATTCGCTCCCGGCATCTACAAGTTAGTTAAGCCTCAAAAACATCATTTAGGAGAAGGGGGTAATCGGGGAGGCGGCCATAATCCGAAGCCTAATAAGCCCGATAATCCGCCTAAGTTTCGCCATATGACCAGCGGGATACGCACGGTGCTGGGAGGGAAAGATGCAGAAGTCTGAAAGTGCTGCTCACCGGAGAGCTGTAGATCGTCGTATGTTAAAGCTCAATATAGCTTGGGATTGGCTTAACGTAAATCGTCCAGATGTAGTCGCAGCCATTGAAGAGGAAGCTACCAGACAATTTCCTCTCAAGTATCCCCGCATGAAACCAAAACCATTACCTTCATCTCTCCAGAAGTTGAAATAGCCATCCTAATGAAATGAAAGGTGGGTGATGAATGGCTAAGAAAATCATTTGGATGAGTCGACATGCTCCACTAACTTCCCAGAAACAAGAACTGGAGAGGCTGTTCCCTGGGCATGAACTGATACTGGAGACCAAGGCTTTCTCTTCAGCGGAGCAGATTAAGAAGCGGTTTCTAGAAGCAGGTGGTGATGAAATGGTAATAGTAGCTCCCTGGGCGGTGATGCGGGAGTTGATCCGTCTGGGGATCAGGCCTATCTATGCAGAGATGCTGCAGATTACGGCTACTCGGGCTAGAGCCATGGACCCGGGAGAGGTAGCTACTATCACCACCGGAAAAAGTTCTCGCAAGCGCTATTACCGATTCTTGCGATTCTCGTATTGTACAGACGTATCGCTGAAGTTAGAACCCATAGTAGTCCATGGAGCACCGCTGGTGACTTCTAAGTCTACTGTGTTACTCAACCCTGATGGCAGCACTAAGGCCATCATTAAATGAAAGGAGATAGTCTAATGGGAAGACCACTAGGATCACTCAACAAGCCTAGAAATGCAGTTAGCCAGTGGTGGGCCAGAATGACACCCGAGGAGCGCTCTCGGGAGATGATCCGCAGACAGGCGATTGCCCGGGGACGTGATCCTAACATCATTCCGGGAGAGACTGCTCAGCAAAGGAAAGTTAGAATTAACTATGAGAGAAAACATAGTAGTGATGAGTCTCTGGAAGACAGAAAACTCCGATTGGACCGGGAAAGGAAGCGAATTAAGAGACAAGCCTCTACTCGCAGTCCCTTTCTGGATAGCAATCCTGAAGAGTCCGATGCAACCATAATGAGCACAGGAGTTACCGTAAAGGCTTGCTTGTCAGATATCGAGTCAGCCCTTACTGGGCTCAGGACAAGTATAGCGTCACTGAAAGCTAAGTTGGGTTTCGAGTAAGTCTCTGCTAATGAAATAAGAGGCCTATTTTATAGATTACTATATAGTATATATATAGTAATAGTAAGTAGGCCTCTTCCACTTATACCCGCTTTATCAATCCCATAAATGGAGAATAATGAAATGGCTCAGTCGTTAGATCAGATCAAGACTAAGAAAGTCCACGTGGCAGAAGTGGTTCGCCATGGAGAGAAAATCACCATACCCAACGATATGTCGATTGATGCAGCCATCAAGACTCTGATGGAGAAAAAGCAATCCGAGGAACAGGAGATTGCCCTGATCGAAGAGGTAGATGCCTTTGTCTGGGATGGGGCGCATGCCTTTGCCCAGGTACTGGACAAAAAGTATGGCTTCTTCAAGGGCATTACCCAGCACACCTTTTTTGGATCGAATCCTCCCGCCATGATTGGCATTGAGACTGCGAATGGAACTACGGTAAACGTACCTTGGGGGCAATTCTCGGTGCCGGGGATCACGGGCACTTTTACCACTCAGACTACCGAGAAAAAGGGGATGGGTATTTTCCAGCTGGTAGTTCGGACCAAGAAGAAGTTCGAGGGAGAAGTAAAAGCCCTGGTGCAATTGATCCGGGAATACGTGAAGGCTAATTCTATCTACAAGGGGCAGGCCTTCAAGATGTCGTTTCTCGATACCGAGGGAGAGATTGATCCCTATGCCAAGCCGGTGTTTCTGGATCTATCCAAGGTCGACGAGAAGCAGATGATTTTCTCCTACTCCTTGGATTCAGCTATCCGGACCAATCTGTTCACCCCGATTGAGCAGTCCGAGGGGTGCCGCAAGCTGGGTATTCCTTTGAAGCGGGGAGTGCTCTTGGCCGGGGACTATGGGGTGGGCAAGACCTTGGTGGCCTATAACACTGCCAAGAAGGCCCGCGACCATGGCTGGACCTACATCTACTGCGAGAATCCCAAAGAGCTGGCTGCGATCACCCGCTTCGCGGTCCGCTATGCCCCGGCAGTGGTCTTCTGCGAGGATATTGACCGGGTCATGGGTGGAGATCGTACCATCTCGCTTGATGAAAACCTTAATGTTCTGGATGGGATTGAAGCCAAAGATAAAGAACTACTTGTAGTATTCACTACTAACCAGGTAGATAAGATTCATCAGGCGGCTTTGCGACCCGGACGTCTGGATGCCGTGATTGCCATTTCCCGGCCGGACCGGGAAGCAGTGGAGCGATTGATCCGGCTCTATGCCGGACGTCTGATCTCTGATGAAGTGGATCTCTCGGCGGTGGGGCGGCTCCTGGCTGACAACATTCCGGCCGTTATTCAGGAGTGCGTAAACCGTTCTAAACTAAGCGCTTTGCGTCTAATGAAAGGAAATGTGGATGAGATTCCGGTGGATGCGCTGGTCGAAGCTGCTGAAACCATGAAAATGCAGCTTGACTTGCTCAACCGCAAACCCAAGCTGCCCGTTCATCCCTTCCGCATGCTGGGCGCAGAGATTGGGGTGAAGATTGCCCATGCCATGAAAACCTATTCGACTACCACTAGCGATGCCAATGGCCATGCGGAGCTCATAGAGTCCGAGGTGGTGGAATAGTTCGGCTTCTCACTGGCGGGCTCACCACGGGGCTAAAAACCGCCTTGGCGCATGTATTACGATAGGGGTCCAACCCCAGAAAGGATATTGCTATGGCAAACGCAATTACTGCCCGGGAATTGCTGGACGATCTGATGGCGCAAATTGAGGCCACTGATCCGGAGATGATGGCTCCCAAGTTCGAACTTGAAAAGGGAGACAAAGTGGTGGGCATCATCACGGATGAATTAACTAAGAAAGTCTTCTCACTCAGTGCTTTCTATCGCAGAGAGGGCAAGCGGATACAGGTCGACTTGGAGGCTACTGGTTCAGAAGATCAGGAAGTCATGCGGGAGCTATCCAAGTACAAACAGAAGCACGATACCCTGCAGGAAATCTTCTGGCTGCTGATTCGGACCCAGTTCGATCTCTGGAACCAGGACTGCGGCATCCGGGATTTGTGGCAAGTAGTTGAAACCAGTGGCAAAGGCCAAGCTAATGCCACTATCATCAAGGCCCAGCTACCCAGATTTCTGCGGGATTTGCTGGAGGGTCAGGAATAATCACTTCGGGGCGGGCTTAGCAGCTCGCCCCTTTTTAGTGCGCCCTGAAGCTATTCCGCAAGGCCATCCAGGTCCCCACAAAGTCCTCCACGTCGTCAGCCGGGTAGATGATTACCTCGGGATCACAGTTGCAAGGTCCTACCCCATTCAACCGGTCGCACCAGTCATCGTGCTGGATGTTCAGATTGGCCATCGAGCCCTGCGGCAAGGCCCCGGATTCGACCAAATGCATAATCTTGCGCTGGAAGTTTTCCATCTCCGTTTCCTCGCTTTTCGGAACAGTAGGGTTCTATATAACCCTACTTGTTCCATTCCGGAAATATAAGCCACTACAAATTTGGGACATTACAGTTCTGAACTTGTAAGTCATTTCTTTTCACCAGAAAAATGCTCAATTCGGAACTTAGAAAATTGGTTCCGATCCGGTTCCGTCGGTATACGACGCGAATAGCTTTTAGTGTTGTTCCGCAGCTTTCTTATATATCTATCAGTACATCCAAACTGCTCCGCGATTTGCTGGGGGGTCTCATCAGGGTGCTCCAGAATGTAGCTCTCAATGGTCTCGTGACCATTCATGATTGCCCAGTTGAATTTAAGGCCATCATTACCCTCGGTGGTTGCAATTTTGATCCGGAACTGATTCGACTCGTCGAGCTTTGAATCCAGTCTCACTTTGATATAGTGGGCGAACTTCTCGTAGTGCATCAGGGTCTGGTAGTTGGCGGCTTGGGTCACGGAACCGGCAGAGCGCTTTTGTTTGGGGTCCCAGGGAGAGTGGGTGATCACCGTAAGGGGGCAATAGTCGTGAGCTAGGTGAACCAGCAAGGCGTTGACGTCCTGCATCTGGGATTGTTCTTTCCAGTCACGTCCACCCAGCAAACCCTGTAGGGTGCTCAGCACGGCTACATCAGGTTTGTAGTGATCAAAGATCCGGCGCATGGAATCCCGGCAGGCCACCAGATCAAACGGTCCCATGTTTCCCACCACAAACTTGCAATTCTCACAGTCGGCTGCCTTGATCCCCATGCCGGTAGCTAATCGGTGAACTCGTTGAGTGACCATCAGTTCCGGGTCTTCTGTCTCCAGAAATAGGGCATTCTTGACGCCCATAGACTCAAAATGCCCCCAGACTGGGAGTGAGAGTGAGGCTTCCATCATGGCTTGCAGCCAGGTATAGGATTTCATGCCGTGCGGGTGAGAACTGATCTGGGTGCCACAGCCATCGGCCATCATGCTGCGTATTTTCCAAGGGGGCTCAGGAGGAGGGGGATTTTCCAGGATCTCTTTTAATGTCTTAAACTTCCACGCTGGAGGTAGGGTAATTGTGGTAGGCGTGCGGAACGGATTTTCAGCCATAGGGGGCTCCTGGACAGATTGACCGGGGGAAGGTGAAGTGGCGTGCGGTTGCGAACTGTACGCCTTGGATAGAATTCTGTCAAGGATTAATTATTTACTTGACATAATGTAAGCACTATCGTAGCCTTTACGAGTGGCTACTAAAGACCCATACCGATGGCAAAAGCGCTGGGCGCAGAAGAATGTGAATAAGGGTCGCTGTGCCAGTTGCGGTAAAAAGCGTAAGCAGTATAAAAGGTTATGCGACTATTGCCAGGGCAAAGCCACCATCTACATGAAGCGCTACCGGG